CCCGCAAATACCTGACCTCCGATCAAGTTGATCGGTTTTAGCCCGTAAGGGGCGTCAATAACCGGATAAGCCATTTAAAGACTCCTTTATTTAGAACCTGAACCAAATCCTTGTCCGCGACTTGATGATGACTTGCGGTCAGCAAACAAGGGCATCCGAGGGTCATTATTTCGCATGAAATGATTGTCAACTGAATCCATCTGGTTTTGAGATTGGTTGGCATAGTACTCAGCGCGTGCTTGGATGCGTTCCTTGGGAGCCTTGCAAAGCATCAGCCCACCAATTTCCACATTGCCGTTTGCGTTGTTGCCAAACAAAGCCAATTCCGGATGATCCACTGCTTTCACCGGCTCATAACCATCACGCATCTGTAAAGACACGTTGTTGGCTAATGGCTGACCTAGCACATGAGTCGCTACCCAGCGAAACGTGTAATCTGGATCAGGTGTCGGATCGGGCAGGTTGCTCGGCGGTACGTATACTGCACGAACAGATTTATCGCGTGTTTTTAAGTCACGTGTGATGCGGTCAATAGTATCAGCCATTTTGTTTCTCCAATTTTGCTAATTCAACAGCGTATTGCTGTGGGGTTAATCCAAATTTTTTAGCCAAGGCGACTTGCGTTGGCGACATTTCAACTTTTCTTACCCCAGACGATCTGGTCGCCGAAGCGACTACTGTTGCAGCTTTTTTAGAGCCATCAACCGATTTAGGCTTTTCTTCCCTTCCAAATACTTCTGGAAAAGTCGATTTAATGCGAGCATCTATGCGCTCGAAATATTCGTCAGAGCGAGGGTCAACCCCCGAATTCACTAGTTTTTGATGCAGCCCTAGAGAAAAGCTGGTTAATTCTTCATACCCCGGTTGACCGAACCACTGGTTTTTTGCTTGCCAGCGCAAGGTTTTATCGTCGATCTCTTGTCGGGGTGGAGGAGACGACTTGATTTGTACATCAATATCATCTTGTTGTAAAGGGGTAGGTCTAAAGTTTTTTGCCGCTTCTACACGCATTTTGGCGTCTGTCATGGCCTCTTGTGCCTCTAACAGAGCATCAGAATCGCCTGCTTCGTATGCTTCTTTGTACTTACGCTTGGCATTTTCAAGCTCAGCATGGGTTGCTGCCTTGATTGTTTCAGAATAAGTCTGTTCTCCGTAGCTAACGTGCTGTTTAAGACGCTTATTCTCATCAATAATGTGTTGAGTAATGCGTTCCAACTCTTGTTTTTCGCGTGCAAGAGCTTCTTTGGCGCGGCGTTCGTCATGACGGGCGTGTGTTAGCTCTTTAATGCGCTTTTTAACGCCATCAGTGTATGAATCAAGCTCATCGTCAGACGGATCATCCACTTCGCGTCCCAATGGTTTGCGGCCACGGTCTTCTTGGGGGGTGTCGTCAACGATTTCTATCTCAATTTCACCGCCATCGTTACCAATTTCCACCGATTTCGTGTCGGTATCATCAGTTTCATCAGGAAATTTATATGCTTCAGCCATTTTCTTCCTTTCAAGCGCGGGTTAAGCCGCGAGGGTCTTGCACAACAGCATCAACTTGGTCATCGTTGATGAGACGGAACTCTTTGCCAAAGATTTTAAATCTTGTGCCAGAGTAAGTACGTACTAACACGAAGTCGCCTTCTTTACACCATGCTCCGTTGGGGAACTTGGTGGTGTCGTTGTACGCATCGGGGCCAACTTTCATAACAAACAACACAGTGGTTGCTGTTTCTTCTTGTCGCATACTTTCAATAGGTCGAACCAAGTCTAAACTTGTACCGTCTATTTTTTCAGAGAGGTCAGGCACTGCGCAAAGAATCTTCCACCCTGTAGGGATAGGAAGTTGCGTAGCCTTCTGCTCATCGTTTGCGTCAGCTTCAGGAGCATCCAAAGGTTGGATGGGTTCAGGCAGTGCAAAAGCACCGGGGGAAAGATCAATATCACTCATCGGATTGTTCAACTTTCTGTGCAAGGTCAAGTAGGTAACGCTCTGCAAGGGCTAGACCCTGAATAATCCCGCAGAGTTTTTGATATTCCTCGAATGTTCGACACCCACCACCAGCCAAGTCATCGGCGTAGTTGTTCATGTCAGTGCGTATTTTTTCGCGCAATACGCGTGCGAATTCTTGGATCATGATCTTGGTTTGTTTTGGTTGCTACTATTTTGGAGCGCAGTAGTACGCGCTTGTAAATCCATCTGAGCCTTGTTCTTTGCAATGTCAGCGCCCATCTGGACACCGGCACGTTCTTGTTCAAACTGAACTTTGGCTTGAGACTCTTTGATCTGCGCACCCACTTTGAGGGCGTCGAGTTCCAAACGGCCACTGACTTTTTGCTCTTCCAACTCTTGTTTGTCGGCAGCGGCGGCAACGTCGGCAACCATTTTTTGTTTCTTCAACTCTAGCTCTTGTGCTTTGAGTTGCAACTCTTGCATCTGCATCTGAACCACGGGGTCTTGCGCCTGCTGTTGTGCTTGCATCTGCGCGGCCTTGGCTTGATCTTGTTGCAACACTTGGTTGGCCGCTTGAGCCATCATTGCTGACAGAGCCAACTCCACATCGGGCGGCAGCTTCTCGTCTTCGGGTGGCAGTGGCATACCGAGTTGTTGCTCAATCTTCTGACGCATCATGTAGCCAACGTGTTCTGCGACGTGTGCAGTCAATGCCGCTTGGATGGCGGGCGCACGGGGGTTCTGGCCAATGAACTGCTGGATCAGCGGGTCTTGCAACATCATCATGTGCACTTGGATATGCGACTGATGATCTTGGTACATGAACGCCTTGAGTGGTTTGCCCTTGAGCACGTTCTGGTTTTCAGACACAGGGTCTGTTGGCTTTTGGTCTTCTTCCAGCGGCACTAATTTATCTGCGTTTTTAATACCCAACACATCCAACATCCGGCGGTGCAGTTGTGGCAAGTCATAAATGTCAGGGGCCATCTGCGCCATCTGAATCACAGCTTGATACTGCACAACACGTTGACTCATGGTCGCGGCATTGGGGTCAGACACAGGGATCACATCCACGTGTTGGTAGTCAGACTGTTTAGCGCGTGGGCCTTTGGTGCCTTCTGGCTCGTACAAGTAATCAGTGTCAGAGTAGTCACGGATGATGTTTTTCAGCAAACCCAATTCTTGCTTCAACGCAAAGTGCACACGAGCCTGCACCGCAGTCATCACCTTTAACTGACGCTCTAAGAGAGCCAGTGTTGTACCGACAGGAGCGTTGCCACTCATGTCAGACACTTTCATGTCAGCGGTGGCGGCAAACCTGCGGCCTTCATCCACAATGTTTTGCAACAGTGTGTACAGTGTCTGGCTAGGTTCCTTGTATGGCAGGGGCAGGATGTTGTCGCGGATCGTGCCAGAGCCTACATCTACGTCACGGAATTCACCCGGTGCGATGGGCGTGTCATCGCCCTTGATGCGCAAGCCACGTGTCTTGAGTCCACCGGGCAAGTTGGCAAGTGTTCCGGCATCGATGAGTTGCCGCATGAGGGATGTAGCGGATTTAGCAAAACCTCCGATAAGATGGAAAAGCCCGAAGCCGTAAGCTCCAAAACCTGGGATGTACTGGTAATGAACAAAATGCTGACGCTTGAGTTTGAGTGGGTCATCTTCTTCCCAGTTGCGGCGAATGGCCAACACATCGTTGGAACCTTTAATCAGGGTAACCACGTATGGCAGCATGATGCCGGTTTGCTCGCCATCTTCTTCATCCTCAAAGCCTTTGAGGTCTAAGTCAACGTGGCACTCATACAGTGTGTAACGATCATCATTAAGATCACTGAAACCCGTCTCTTTGTCTTTGGCTTTCTGAATATCACTGATAGATTTATCAGGTTCAGACAACTCAATGTCACGGTAAAAGCCTGCTTGTTGCAGCTTCAAGATTTCGTTCTTTGTCTTGCGCATCACGTGTGTAATGCGGTAGCACGTATCCATCTCTGTTGTGCCGTACGGCAAGATGATGTCTTCGGCTGGAATGAAGATTGATACCTGACGTCCCAAATTGGGATCGTAATACACCTTCTTAAATGCTGAACCTGTAGCTGGCAGTGACCACAACATGCGCTCATGCTCTGGACGGAACTCAACCATCTTCTCTGTCAACTGATAGTTCATATCAGCTTCCACACGAGTGGCCGCTTCTTTCTTCTCGGGTGTTTCTTTGCCGATGATTTTGGTGCGCACGGGGCCTTGTGCGGGGAACGTCTCAGTGATCGTCTCAGCTTGAAACCTGACAACTGCTTCTGTAATCATGGGGTGAAACACACCCGATGCACCATTCCAAGGTTCTGTGCGCTCCTCAATCTGCAAGCCCAGAAGTTTTAAACCTTCTGTGTAGGCTTTCTCCCAATCCTTGCGGCTGTTCTTATCGTTGTCAATGTCAGAGCACAGCTCACTCGCCATGGACTGCAGTTCACCCGCACCCACTTCTTCGGCCAAGTTATCAGAGAAGGTATCGTCATCCCCTTCACCGATGCTGATCTCTAAATCACCTGCTTTGATGTTGACTTCTTCAGGGTCAACGATCTCAATTTCAATCGCATCTTCGTTTTGCGCCAACGCGTCAATCCCTGTGGGTTGTTGATACAGTGCTTTGTCGATGTTAGTAGCCATCTTTGATCCTTAGTAATACGCCGCTTTACGGGGTATTGAGTAAATGTCATCTTTTTCGTCGCTGTCCAAGCTGATGAACCCACCATTCCTGAACCGAGCTAACGCCATACTTGTGCAGTCAACCATGTCATCATGATCTGACGCGGGGAACGCAGCCACCTGCTCCACAACTTCCTCTGCCCAGCGCCTACCCGCAGGATACCAGACCATGCCCGATCTGAAAATATCCGACACTGCATTTAATCGTGCAACTTTGTCGCCTGTGCCCCTGTGTGGGGTGAACTCTTGCACGGGTATGCCCATGCGCCGAAACTCTTGGAACAGGGGTGTGCCACTGGATTTCTTCTCCACGATGAACGCATCTGGCTCCCATTCTTTGTATTCTTCCAGTGCCATGTCTTTTAACTCACCAAACTCCACCCGTTTGTTGATGGCGTTCATCAGGATGATGTGGGGCTTCTCCCCTGTCAGTTTGTGGGTGAACACACCCCATGTGAGTAGGGCGGTAAAGTCAGCGCGGTTGTTCTTCTCAGCCGCCGCGTCAAGTGTCATGATGACAAACTCAAGCTCGGGCGGCTCTTCCTCTTCCCACTTCATCCACCACTCGCGCTTGATGATCGCACCTTCTTCGCTGGTGGGTTGTTGCTGATACTGAGCGTTCCACTGGAACGAGGGCATTGACGCTTTGGTTCTACGCAGGGCTTCAAGGTCAAAGAATTCAGGCCACAGCGCTTTCTCCTCTGGCGTGCCTTCATTGAATATGGCAGGGAACTCAAAGAACTCATACTTATCAGCATCTTCATTGCGTACCATGTCCTTGGCCATCATGCCAATCAGATCGTTGGGATGCCAGCGGGTATGCACAATCGCCATCCGGCCACCCGGCATCAGACGGGTTCGAGCACCAAACGTGAACCACTCGTACGCTTTCTGGAACACTTCGAAGTTGCCGTTCAAGATGTCCTGCTCAGAGAACGGATCGTCAACAATCAAGAAGTCAGCGCCCCGACCCGCAAGGGCAGATCCCACACCGCAGGCAAAGTACTCACCCCCTGAGTTGGTGTTCCACCGGCCAGCAGACTTGCTGTCAGCAGCCAGCGTCACCGTTGGGAATATCTCTTTGTACATGTCTAGGTCAACCAAGTTACGCACCTTGCGTCCAAAGTCAACAGCGAGGTCAGTGGTGTGCGACACCATCAGCACCTTCTTATCAGGGAAATTACCTAGGAACCATGCAGGGAAATAAACCGACACCAAGAACGATTTACCGTGCCGTGGTGGGATTGACACCGCAATCCGGTCTTTGCGGTTGAACGCCATATCTTCTAATAGAGATGCCAGCCTCTTGTGGTGCCGCCCGATCTTGTAGTCGGGGTTCATCTTTATACAAAACTCAAGCAGGCTACTGCGTGCAATCTTGGAAGTCTCGCGCTTGGTCAACTCTTCCAATGTCGCATCAAACGATTCCAAATCCTCTGGGTCAAGTTTGGCCAAATCTACGTTTTGTAGATCCTCCATTGTGAACTCAGAAAAATCAATCATGCGGGTTATTACGTACTAGCGTAGGTACGGATGGGTGTGTGCCCAGCACATCGGCTTTGCTCTCTTGCAGTGTTCGGGGTTTGGCCGTCACATCCACAACCTGTTCAGACTTGCTTCTTAATTCCAGCAGTTTAGAAATCCTGCCTTTAATAGAAGCTTCCAACTCCAGCGTGGTTTTGTGCTTCACGGTGATTTCACTGCGCTCGATGAAGAGGCCCACGTCACCGACCTTGCCTAGCAGTTCAAGTGCCCTGATGCGGATCTTGGGGTCGGGGTGGGTTGTCTCTTCGATCAACTTGTTTGTGACGTAGGTTCTGATCTGCACTGCCGAGTTCACCACCACCTGATCGTACTCGCTCAGTATGGACTTGAGATGCAGGACAGATGCCGTGGTTGTGACTGCGTTGGTCTGGGGCGTTACTACATTTGTAGCTTCTGAGCTACTGATAGACTCATGGAAGGCCGAGCGTGCCCGCACCTTGTCTTCTGCAGATGGCTCATCGGGTGCACCGAACGCTTGCAGGAACTCTGCCGTCTTGAAAAGCGCATCCACCTTGGTATGCAAAGACACCACATCCTCCCGCTTGCTTGGGATTGGCACCGTCAACTCTGGGATACAGGTCAGCATGGCGCGAAATATAACACACAAACGGCAGGGCGTGTCAAGACACTATTACTAGGGGGGTGTTCTGGAACACGATTTCATGGATTTTTTGCTATAAAAATTTTTAGCAGGGCGTTTTATTTTGATGGGGGGTGGGTTTGCTGTGGTGGTTTCAGAATAATTGGGCAGCGTTCGTGGGTAATACACTGTAGGTGCGGCTACGGGACTCCAAAGTCTCAAGGCTTGGTGGGGGGTGGGTGGGGTCGCGCCCGTGGGAACTGGTGGCGCTGGGGCGGGCGGGGAAATTCCTACCGGTAGGAAACAATGCGAGACGTGACATGACATTAGAAAACGTGGCATAATCGAGTTATCGGTTCAAGGCGGTATATCACTGCTACCGATACTCTAGGGAAACACCTACTATGTCAAACTCTACTCAAACTCTCGACACTATCGCCCTTTTCCGTGGCGTGGCCACTGCTATTCATGCTGGCGTCAATGCCGTTGACGTTGTCAATGGCTCGGCCTCGGTTCTCCGTGAGGCTAAAATCGTTTTTGGCAAGTCAGTCAAAACGTGCCAGTATCGCCTACAGTTTGCTGATGCAATGAAGGCAGTATTTAAAGGCAAGGCACAAAAAACGTACAGTAACTATATGACGTCATTTGTCAGTGCCGTAAATACTGGCTCGGCCTTTTCATTATCGTCAAGCAAGTCAAGCGCTAAAGGCGGTTCAAAAGGCAAAACCAAAACCGAGGCGATTGACAAGGTGATCGCAAAATTATTCTCTCATGCTGAATTCGCATCATGGTGTGAGAAAATCCAAGCCTCTTATGATGATGCTGAGGCCGATACCCTCGAGGGATGTGTTCGCTCATATCTTGAGGCCGAGGGATACGAAATAACTGAATAATCCTACCGGTAGGAAAAACCCAACCCGCTTCGGCGGGTTTTTTGTTGCCCGCTTCATGCGGGCTTTTTTGCGTCTGGCCGATCGAGGGTTTGTAATTCCCCCAAGATGGGGGAACTGGTGGGGGAAGCAACTATGCAACCACGCAAAGCAGCTATGCGACCACGCAAAAAGGCGTGTTCCAAATGTTCTGGGAATTCAGCACGTAACTGGAACGTTCTAAATTTCTATCGGAACACCCGTCTAGTTATGTCTTGTCATGTCTTAGCAATGTTCCAAAGCAAAATCTCTCTTTAATAATAATAAAATAATATATTTATATATATAGAACAAGTGTTGTTCTGGTTTTTACAAAGTCAGTCTGGGAAAAATCTTAAATTAGTTTTTGGGAAAAGTTGCAGGCGACCCTCTGGGATCAAGCATATCGTTTTTTCCTACTTGGTAGGAATTTGTTTATTGGAAAGTGTGATTTTCAATATAAGAACCGTACTCGGTTTTAGCCTATTTTTTAAGCATAGCCCCTCTCAACCCTTCATCCAAACCACACCACACAACATTAAAACTGATACAATGCGTGTTCCGACATATCATTTGGAACGCACAAGAAGCACATTCGGTACAAAGAACTTTGGAACACGCACATGAAACCTATCGACCTTACCCTAGACCCCGCACTCATGCAAACCCTTGCTGAACAAGTGCACGCCGACCTCACCACCAAGACCCCCGCCCAACTCCATGCACTGCAAACCAAGCGAGATGCCAACATCAAAGAAGCTGAGAAAATCACTCGTGAACAGCGCAAGCGTGATGCCACCATCAAGATGTTAAAGCCCGACCAAGACCCACTACGCAGATTGCGTACCCTTGAAATCAGCAATTATTTCTGCGTGCCGTTCGAGATGGCCAAGAGCGTGCGTGCATCGATCCACCGAGAGCTATCACTAAGCCATAAAGAATACACCACAACCAAGTTCAAATGGGGTCAACGCCACTATTTGAAAGTCAAACGCACAGAGTAAGCGCAGTGCCCTGCTTCACAGGTAGCACTCTCAGGCTCGTTCTGGAACACGGGGGTGAGTGATATGTTTAATGACGTTTCATCATGTCCTGACTTGACAAGCCCCTTTGGATATGTTACAATGGCTTTAGCCATTTGGGAAATCGTGCCCATACCTTGGTTTTTCCTACCCGTAGGAAAGTTCTTTAAAAACATATTAAGCGTAGGTGTCCCAACACCTACAGTAAACCGCCGCTTGCTCGATGCAAGAAGCTAGCAGATGCAGACTAATAAAAATAAGAGGCACTAAAACTCCCTGAATGTTGGTCATGGATTCTTCCACTAGTGAATAGGCGTGCTGTACCCAGTCAGCATACTAGTGTGACTCAGCTAGTAGAAAAGCAAAACGACACTGCCTAAATGGGTGTGGCTCTCTGCATGGAAACATACACGGCCACTCAACAAGACGGAAATTATTTATGGCGAACGCAATAGTCGACACAGTCCACCACCTACATATACGGGGGCACGAAGCTATTGTTAGTAGTGCATACGTTGACACCTCTTGGGGATCGTGAACCAACTCAGTTGGAATATGCACGACCGACAAACCCTATCGCAGTTAAAGCCAAACACATAAAGAGTAAGCACTACGCATGGTGAAACAGCCGTGTTAACAATACAACAAACAAGTTGTATGCAACTGGGAGGGGATCATGTCCCCTCTTGGGTGTGTACCACATCAACTCGAAACGGAGAAAACTTATGACCCACTACCACCTGCCTATCTGCACCTGCTGTTATGCAGAACGGATACCCCCTGCCCGATCCAAGTTGGGATACCGCACCTGCATGACTTGCGGGGAAGCACAAGCTAGAGAGCGTAAGCACACCATTGTGCCTATGCCCAAGAGTAACTACATCGTAGTAACAGATCGTTCGTTGCTACTGAATTTGAATTCAAGCCACAAGGGAGGCCGATAAAAATTCCTACCAGTAGGAAAGAAGAGAGTACTGCCCTGCTTGTCAGGGCGTACGGAGAAAACGGTTCGTGGTGTGCCGTCTCACACCACATTTGAAACTAAACGGAACCTATATGGAAACTACATATAACCCCAAACAAATGCTCGATACATTCTGGGATGCCGCACTTATCCTCAAGCGTGGCGTAACTGAACGGCAACACTGCAACGTGCGTTACAACGCCGTGTACGCCAATCGACCCAATGACCCTTACCAACTTGTAGCACACACAACGGCAAGTGACCACCGCTACACCCGTGCTTGGCACGCACATCAGCAACACCAACACGCTATCCATCCCGTGGTCATCAAGGCTATGGGCATGGCACGGCCTGACGATTGGCAACAACTGCTTCTCGAATGGCCACACAAGGCACAGTCCGACCCATCACGCTTGGCATACACGGCCAACGAGCGCAAGGGTGTTGACGACAAGCAAGCCATCACCACAGTGGGCAAGTACCTGACCCGACACTTCAGCACACTGCCTGACCATGCGATCCGTGACCTAGCTGCTTTGTGTGGCAAGGGCGAGTGCTTCATTGTGAACACCACAGTGCAGATGATCCACCACCTAGAGCGTGGCCCGAAGTCATGTATGCAGTGGGGCGAGAGCAACCCCGATGAGCACCCGTACCAAGCGTATGCACCCGAGCATGGATGGGGCTTGGCTGTGCGTACCATGGGCGGTGACACAGTAGGCCGTGCACTTGTGGTAAAGAATGAAGGTGAGAAGTATTTTGTGCGTAGCTACTTCCGCAACGATGACGGGTACTCAGGCCGTGACGATGTGCTCGAAGCATGGCTCAGAGAAGAAGGCTATGAACATCGTGGTGGTTGGAACTATGGGCAGAAGCTCAAGCACATCGATGACAGCAACAACTGCGGGTTCATTGCACCGTACCTCGATGGTTGCAATCAGCGTGTATCCGTGGTGGGTAGAGCGCTTGTCATTGATGACGATGGTGAGTACGATTGTTCCAACACCGATGGCGATGCTGATTCGGTGGACAGCGATGATTGCTCAGATTGTGGCGACCGTATCCGTTCGGGTGACGGCTATTGGGTGGGCTATCACGAGGACAACCTTGTGTGCTCAAGCTGTGAGGATGGCTATCGCCTAGGCCGTGGCCGTAATGGGCGGGAGTACCGCTTCAGTGAAGAGGTTGCTGTGTATGTGGAGTCACAGGATAACTACTACCACACTGACTATCTGGAAGATAACAACATCATTGAGTTGGACAACGGCGACTATGAGCACGTCGATGAAGCGATTGAGATCGATGGCAGTTGGTACACCCAAGACGATGAGAACATTTGCTTGTTCCAAGATACCCAAGAGTGGGGTATGCAGTCCGATGGCTGGCAATGCGTTCACTCATGCGATTGGTACACCGATGCTGTTGAGTGCGTAGAAATAAACGGTGAGAAGTTTCACCCTGACGTTGCCCCCGAAATTGACACTGAAACAAGTGGCCAATAATTCCTACCAGTAGGAAACTTTTAACTTAAGAAACATTATGAAAACTAAATCTATACTTTACAAAACTCTGACCCGTGCTCTCTCGATTGCACGGCCACACAACACAACTGCAACTGCGTACTTCACCCAGTGGCTCGAAGACCATGTGCCCAAACACTTGACCGACAAGGCATGGCGTGACGTGGCAGGCAACCTGCACGTAGATGCCCGCAGTCTAGGCACACACAAAACGCTGTTCGTTGCCCATGTGGATACGGTGCACAAGGAAGTTGCACCCAACAAGTTCACTAAGACCGCAACACATTGGCGTGCAGATGGTGCGCCCCTCGGTGCAGATGACGGTGCGGGTTGTGCCATGCTGATGCACATGATGTGTGCCGGTGTGCCTGCCTACTACGTGTTCACACAAGGCGAAGAGAAGGGCGGCATCGGTGCGACACACCTGTTCGAGAACTACCCACAACTGCTCAGTGAATTCGACAGAGCCATTGCCTTTGACAGACGGGCTAACGACAGCATCATCACAGACCAAGCGTACGGCAGATGCTGCTCTGATTCGTTTGCACAACATCTCAGCGATGAACTCAACCTTGCAGACGAGACGTTTTTCTACAGCCCTGACCCATCAGGTGTGTATACCGACACGGCAGAGTTCGTTACCGTGATACCCGAGTGCACCAACATCAGCGTGGGCTATGACCGTGAGCACAGCAACGAGGAATCCCTTGATGTACTGCATTTCTATGCGCTGTCCAAAGCTGTACTCAAAGTCAAGTGGGATCAGCTACCTACCGAGCGTGAGCCGGGTGTGTATGAGCAAGAGAGCAAATACTACGCAGGGTTTGGCAATGTATACGGCACAGGTATGTGGCAGTACGACACGGCAGATGAGGAAGAGTACCGTGAGATGCTGTATGACGCACTGTATGACGCTGAGTTCGGCAAGCCCCATGACCTGCTGTTCATGATCGGTGAAGCGGTGTATCCCGAAGACCCAGACATGGCCATCAAGCACATGGACAAACGGATGATCGACCACAAGCTGATTGACAGGGCTATGTACATGGCCAAGTCAGTAGATGTAGACACAGTACTGTGCACGCTGTTTGAAATGTTGCACACAACACACTAAGGAGAAAGTAAATGAAACCAAAGACCTATATGCAGAACGCCTACCGTGAATGGTGCGCAGAAACATTCCCTGATTACCACGTCAAAGACTTCCCTTGTCAGGGGCGTATGTATCAGGTATGGGAGGCGGCATGGTTTGCCGCCATTGAGTATGTCAAAGACAGAGTAGAAGAAATTCAATAAGGAAACACCATGCAAGGATTAGACACACACTATGCCAACCTGTTGGCCGATCATCAACGGATGCTTGACGAGCAGGCACAGAAGGAAGAAGAAATGGATGTGCTCAAAGCACAGATCATCGATCTACTGGAAGACAACCACCCCAATGAACTAGCACGCCTGACAGGGGAAGACGAGGATACCTGCCTCAAGATCGTACATGGACTGCTATCTAAAGACCCCAACGATTGGGAACCTGAACGCTCTGGGGATATATGGGCTATCTACGGCAAAACTTTTTCTGCTGAATGGATAGATGAGAACGGCGATTACTTAGGCTTCGATACCAAACGTGAAGCTATGGAATACATACAAAAGGAAATCAAATGATGACACCATGGGAAAAACTTGAACGTGTACTGCTGATGATCGCAGTGCTTGTGTTACTTACTGACCTATTTTATTGGAGGCCATGATGTAGATACTACAAACACATTTGACACAACGACCTTTATCATGTATACTTAACCTTGTTAAGTCAGAAACTTAACTATCTTCTTTTGAAACTAAACGGAAAACATAACTTATCATGGACATCATTACCAAAACCGCTAAAGATGCCGCACGTTTACTCAACGCTATTCGTGCCCAGTACATCATCGTGTTACCTACGGGTGAGCAGATCATTCAAGGTGATCTCAAGCTTCACGTACCCGATGCAACCCCGCCCAAGAAAGGGCGCCAACCCTCACGCCACCCCCACGGATTCTTGAACAATCACATCCTGCCTTTCATTCAGCACTTGGAAGTAAGTGACGTGGCTGTGATACCCGTACCCAATGGTGCAGACATGGACGAGATCCAAGGCTCGGGTGCTTCTGCTGCAGCTAGGCTGTGGGGTAACGGCAACTACAAGACTATGCGCAATGACAAGACAGGGTGCCTCGAAATCCTGCGCATGGCTTGAGAACTGGTAGCCTTCTATGAACACAACCAAACTCAAATTGGCTCGCAAGCTTTGGTGCGTGGAGGGAATTCCCTCCAACGTTCAACGGCACAACATCCGTGCGTGGGTTCGTTCAGTTCGTCGTCTCGGTGACAACTGGATTTCCCTGCGCAGGGTGGAGCGTCTGACTAACCCTTCAACTTAATTTTTTCCTACTGGTAGGAAACATCTTTAACGAAACTGTTATGAAACACAAATCACTATCATCATCTGCAATGTTGCTTGACCTGAACATCTCGGTGTACACGGGGCGCAAGCAAGACAAGGTAACGGCTGAAGAAGTCAACCTTGCAAAGAACACCCGATCCAGTAAAGCTGCTTCGGTTTACAAGTCACTGTTCGTAGGTGACACTGATCTGGAGGCAATCAATTCACACGCTGGCAAGGTGCGTACGTGGTTGTACTCAGTAACCCTGCCGTGGTCTGACTCAGGTACACGGCTTGTACCCACCAAAGCTTTCTTTGACATCTCCCACGATCTGGGTGAACACGAGAAAGAGTTCGACCGATTGGTTCAGCAGTTTGTGACCAACTACGGGGTCAAGATTTCCTCTCAGGCTTTCAAGCTTGGTAAGTTGTTTGATCCTGTCGAGTACCCAACTGTGGAAGCCATCGAGCATAAGTTTGCCCTGCGGTATCACTTCACCCCTGTGCCCGAAGCGGGTGACTTCCGTGTGGACATCCCTGCACAAGCGGCTGAACAACTCAAAGCCAAGTTCGAGGCGGCTACGTCCACCCGTGTACGGGAAGCCATGCAAGAGCCTTGGAATAGATTGTACGAAGAAGTGCAACACATCCGCGATAAGATGATTGCCAAGGAAGACGGCAAGCCACAGAAGCTGTACCAATCCATGCTCGACAACGCATTGGGTTTGTGTAGTACCTTGAAGACATTGAACATCATGGATGACATTGACTTAGAGGCGGCACGCCGTGCCCTTGAACTATCTCTGACTGACGTAGATATTAAATCCCTGCGTGAGTCACCTGAGATGCGCAACTCCATCATCACCAAGATGGATGAGTTGAAAGATAAATTTTCATTGGACATTTAATATGCAAGAAGAAATCATGAACCCCAAGGAACGCAGTGATGCTGATGACTTGTACGAAGCTTTGTTCTACGTACTTTCCAGAGGCACACCTGATGTTCACATCATCGTCAACGTACTAATGCGGATGCTATGCGCCATCTCTGTGGAACATGGCATACAAAAGGATACGTTAACAACGGCTACCGGTGCGTGCTTTGATGCCACGGCAGAAGCCAAGAAACTTTTTGAATCAACCCTGCAATAAACCACAACGGAAACATCATGCAAACTACTATGACATACAACGAAACAGTTGACTTTATCTGTGCCGTAGGCACGGAGGTAACCCCGATCGTGGAAGGCCACATCGGTTCTGGTAAATCATCTTTGATCCATGCCATCGGCAAGCGATTCCCCAACCACCGCAAGGTGTACATGGACATGACTGTGATGCACGAGGGTGACTTCCGTGTACCTGCGGTCAACCATACAACCAAGACCACCGAGTTCTACTACAACGAATCGTTCGGGATAGACAGTGATGTGCCTGTGATCCTGATGCTGGATGAGTTCGGCAAGGGTTCACGCTCAGCGCAAGATGCGGCACTGCCACTGCCTGTTGAGAGACGGCAAGGCCACAAGTATCTGCACAAAGAATCCCTTGTGTTCATGACCACCAATCTAGGTGGCGAGGGTGTAGGCGATATGCTCAAGCCCCATCACCGCAATCGTATAACGTCAGTACGCATGGCCAAGCAAACGGGTGACGAGTGGATTGAGAACTATGCCAAGGCCAACGGCATTGCACCCGAGGTCATCATGTGGGTAGGTGAGCGCCCCGATGCCTTGCATTCGTATGAGATGTACGACAACCCTGACGACAACCCGTTGATCTATCACCCCAAGGCACAGCGGTCAGCGTTCGTGACGCACAGATCATTGGAGCAAGCATCCAAGATCATCAACAAGCGCCACTTGTTTACACCCAATGCGTTGGAGACAGCGTTGATCGGTACGATCGGTGCACCTGCTGCCCTTGATATGCAGTCATGGATTGCCATGGGTGACTCGTTGCCCAAGCGTGCCGAGATCATCAGTAGCCCCGACACCGCCCGTTTGCCTGACCAAATACCAAGCCGGTTGATGCTTGCGTACCAAGCCTTGAACTGGGTGACCGAGGACACGCTTGACTCATGGATGACGTACATGGCTCGTATGCAACGTGAGGTGCAGGCATTGTTCTGTACCAGCATCATCAAGAAAGAAAGCAAGCAGTTTGTATTAGATAACGATCAGTTCACCAAATTCGCTATCTCCAAACAATACTTGTTTGCGTGAGGTCACCATGCAACTAACACCATCTCAACGCCTTGAGCGTGCCCACGTATCCCTGATACGTGACAAAGAATATATGTGGTTGGCAGGCATCATCCCTATGGGCAAGAACGAAGTAGTGGATGACCCTCAGATGACCGCACGTACCGATTGCCTCAATACTGAATATGGTATGCAGTTCATTGAGAAGCTAACCGATGCCGAACTTATGGGGCTTGTGCTCCACGAGAAGATGCACTGTGCATTCAAGCACCTGCGTACGTGGTCGTACCTGCATGACGAAGACCATGAGCTTGCGAACATGGCGTGTGACTATGTGATTAACTTACCCATCCAAGATAGATACTACAAAGATCAGTTTGTAAAACTACCTGATGGCGGGTGCGTTGACGCTAAGTACCGTGACATGGATGCGGGGCAGGTGTTCAATCTACTCAAGCAGGACAACAAGCACAACAAGCCCAAGGGCTTTGACCAGCACGATTGGGACGGGGCATCCAAGCTGACCGATGAGCAGGCCGAAGAGTTGAGCAAGGCAGTTGACCAAGCGTTACGGCAGGGCAACATCTTTGCAAGCAAGGCGGGTGCGAACGTTGACCGCAACATACTTGAGATGCTCAAGCCCAAGGTGGATTGGCGTGAGGTACTGCGTGACTTCATTACCAACTGCAAGCCCGGTGATGACTACACATCGTATAGACGCATCGACCGCAGGTTCATGAGCCAAGATGTCATGGCGCCTACATCGTACAGCGACAGTGTGTTTCGTGTAGTGATCGGTGCGGATACATCAGGTTCGATCAATGACAAGGTGTTGTCTACATTCCTTGCAGAAGTTCAAGGCGTATGTGATTCGGTTAAACCCGAACTTGTGGACTTGATGTATTGGGGGCACAATGTAGCTGCACACGAAATTTACGAAGCTGATTCGATTAGTACACTGCATCAAAGCACGAAGCCCAAGGGTGGGGGTGGTACAGAACCGAGTTGCGTTACACGCTATATGCGTGAGCAGCGCATTGTGCCGGACTGTATTGTGATGCTGACCGATGGCGAAGTGTTTGGTGACTGGGGCGATGACTGGCCAGCCCCTGTGCTTTGGTGCATCAACAATAAACGCATAGTTGCACCGCATGGAGTCACGGTGCACATCTAAGGAAGTATGGAACGGAACCCAAAATGTATGTACCGGATTGTGAAGATGCCCAAGTCAGGGCGTTGGAAGGTCACGGTATTTCTAGGCGCAGAAGCTAAGCTGAATGCGTCCTATACCCACGAAGCATTGCCTGAGTGGATACGTAAAGACATTGCATTGCTAAGCATGGTGCACCAGATGGATGACATACCTTCCATCGGGCATCGTGTAGGCGATGTGTATTGGTTAACACCAAAGGATAAAAATGAAAGCTGTACTGGAGTTTAACTACCCCGAAGATGAACGCAAGCTTTTGTATGCGGTCAAGGGTAAGGATATGTACGTAGCCCTTGTAGGTATCAGGGTACTTGTAGCAAAACAACTGACACACAAAGCGGATATGGCCGACACACTGGAAGGTGTGCGCGATGCCATCGACAATATTTTCTATGACTTAGGGGAATGACATGGATGAAGAAACACGGGAGATGGATTTGCAACTAGCCGACCTGATGTCTGAGAACAAGCGGCTAAAGAAGATTGAGCAAGCAGCACACGCTGTGATGAAAGCATTTGGTAACAGCATCGACTACAACACATGGGACAAGGCGCTTGATACGCTTGAGGCGGTGCTGAAGGAGAAGGCATGAACAGAGAAGACATTATTCGCATGGCAGAAGAAGCGGGGTTTTTCATTCAACAGAATGAAATCTACAGTATGTCCACACAATCAGACCAAGAACTGACTGAGTGGATTGAACGCTTTGCCAACCTTGTCGCTTCTGCCGAGCGTGAGGGAATAGCGCAAATGATTGAAGACGCACCTGCTTTGATAAAGTTTGCACAGAATGACCAAGGCGGTTGCCTGATATGTGGGTTTACACCAAAACTAGCGGCTAAAACCATCCGAGCAAGGGGACAAGCATGACTAAAGACGAAGCATTGAAGCTGGCGCTTGAGGCGTTGGAGGAGGCTTGGTATCACGTTGGCACATTTCAGCCAACCGAGAAAGCAATAGACCTGTATGACGAGGCAAGAACCGCCATCAAAGAAGCCTTGGCACAGCCAGAGCAGGAGCCTGTGGCTTGGATAAATGACATGGGTACGCACCTTGATTTAAATGTATCTGGCAGAGGAATGCCCCTTTACATCACCCCACCACAGCGCAAGCCGCTGACAGAAAATGAAATTAAGCATCTTTGGTACGAAGCGTGTCAAACAAACCTTGAACTAACTTCACAACTCATTGTGCATTTGGCTAGAAACATCGAAGCCGCACACGGCATTACAGGAGAATAGAAATGATGTATCAATGCGGAAGATGCGGTTTAACCAGAGCATCAGGGCAAGAGATTGGGGTTATTCAAAAATGCAAGTGTCCTTGGGAGTTTGTTCCACCTGCCTCACCACAGCGCACATGGGTTGGGCTGACGGATGAGGAGCGCAAGGAAACTTTGCAATCAGTCAACACGGGATTTGTTGTTGATGCAAGTGTTGTCGCCCAAGCCATTGAAGCCAAACTCAAGGAGAAGAACACATGAGCGAGAAACTAACCAAGGAAGAAGCCTTACATTTCATAACAACGTGGCGTGATTCTCTTGACGAACCACGAGTAGAAGATGGCTACTGGCACGACCCTGCCGATGACTTACATAATTACTTTGAAGCTAGTGGGGCACGCGATTGGATGGATGTAAGTAACGAGGCTACAAAGGCTTACAACATTATGTTTGCTGACGAAGACGACGAGTCAACCGTTGTCGAAGAAGAATCACCTATAACGGGTATTTGGAGAGGGGCAGCGGCACAGGCGGCACATGGTGTATGGCAATCGGTAGCTGATGCGTTTGGCTTGAACGTTGAGGTATTAGAAGCTGTATTGGAAGATTGGTATTTGTTATGGGGTGAAGACAAGACCCCACCACCACCAATCACGATGGGCGAGTTTATGAAACGTTATAAAGCGGAATACAAAGCTTGGGAGAAGGAAGAATTACTATGAACTCTTACGCACACCTTGATGACTTAGAAAAGTACTACACCTGCCGTGCGTTGCAGTGCGGTTACATAGCGCAGGCACGTAGAGCAATATGGGTCAACCGAAAAAAGAAAGATCAAACGCTATGCTTATTCCTACTGCTTAACTGGGCAGAGGCTAAGTGGACAGCGGAACAACTAATGCCCACCCTCAGTGACAACTGGGAACGTTTACATGGACAAATGCACGGAAAGCAAGGCGCAAAATGAACGATGACGACGACATTCAAGAATACGAATCATCCGGCTGGCGTAAGCGTCAGATTGGATACGACCCCAATAACATACGCAACGCTACGCTAGAAGAAGTTGCCCAAGAGATTGAGAAGATGACTGCGTTTGGTAAGGACACAATCGACAGCTTCGTGGTGTTTATAAGGGAGATGAAGCATGAACGGTTTCGTTAAGCAGCAATTGGATATTGGTAGCGTACAGCCATTGCATAAACTAAAAGAGTGTGCCCAGTGCAACGAGATGAAACCACCCGAAGGTGGGGTTCAGATGAGCCACACCAAATGGCACTGCGCAAGATGCTGGGCCAACCGAGTAACAAGAAGGACTTTAAGAAATGCCAAGACCGAAACCACCTGAACCTTTAATAGGTAGGCAGGTACGAATGTCAGACAGACAGTGGATTATGTTTAACGAACTCGGTGGCGCTGATTGGCTACGCAAGCTTGTCGAAAAGAAAGCCCCGATGCCTAAAAAATACTACGACAAACTTTTACAGGAAGAACAAAATGATCGAACCCGCAAAACAAATGGAACTATTCCCCACTGCCAATGATATGCAGATTGGGGGTGACCACTACATGGACAAGGCCATACAACCTTGGGACTACATCGTCAGCAATGACCTAGGTTTTCTTGAAGGTAACATCATCAAGTACATCACACGCTGGAATTACAAGGGTGGGGTGCAGGACTTGCGCAAGGCGCAGCATTACTTAGCCAAACTGATTGAGGTGGCAGATGGCACAGACCCCAGAGGTTAAAGTCAAGGCACGTGTGCGCGCCATCCTTGACGTGCTAGGTATCTACTACTTCATGCCCCCTGCCAACGGCTATGGCAGGCAAGGTATCCCCGACATCATCTGCTGTATGGATGGGAAGTTTGTAGCCATCGAGTGCAAGGCAGGCAAGGGCCAACTGACCGAGTTACAAAAGCGTGAGCTAGATAAGATCATGAACGCCGGTGGCCTGACCTTTGTTGCACGTGAAGATAACTTAATAGAACTGAAGGAACTTTTAAATGAGCACAGAACTATGTGACTTTGTGAAGCTGATATTGGATCGCATGGATACCAACCCAGAAGAATTTATTGAAGGTGATACCAAGCACCGTTGGGGTACGTTGGTAAGAGGCATTGTTGACTGGGTGATGGGTGAGACAGACACTAGCAGTGCGCGTTCGCTCTGGGCACTGGAGCCACACGAAAGAGAAGCCATCACAAACAAATACAAGGCCATCTACCTTGAGAGTCAGAAGCGTGCCTTCCTGAAAAACATATTAGGTGCTGACGAGAACCAAGGCAAGAAGCTCAACATTACTAAACGTTCATCTGCGATGTCCATATCAGATATGACCGAAGAATCATTAAAGATAATGCAAGACCATCTAACCATGAGTTCTAAAACCAATACCGTTACCCATACATTAGGTCAAGCCGATAACGCCTACATCACCGGATGGCGCGACCCACGAGAACCAAACAAATGAACCTAATAACAATCGACTTTGAAACTTACTACGATCAGAAGTACAGCCTGTCCAAGATCAGTACGGAAGAGTACGTGCGTCACAATATGTTTGAGGTGATTGGCTTTGCGTACAAGATAAATGATGAACGCTGTGTCTGGGTGACGGGCAACAACTCATACATCCAAAAAGTGCTTGACCGCCTGCCTTGGGAAGACTCGCTTGTGCTGGCACACAACACCATGTTTGATGGTGCGATCCTGTCGTGGCGATATGGCGTCAAACCCAAGGGCTGGCTAGATACCATGAGCATGGGCCGTGCTTTGCATGGCGTGGAAGCTAGCGTGTCTCTCAAGGCCATGGCTGAACGTTACGGTGTGGGCGTCAAAGGCGACGAGGTACTCAATGCTATCGGATTACAACGAGAGTTCTTCACCCCTGCCGCCCTGCATGACTATGCCGCGTACTGCAAGAACGATGTGCAGTTAACCTACAACATCTTTCAAATGATGATGGATGCAGGCTTTCCCAAAAGCGAACTCAAGCTGATTGACTTGACGCTAAGTATGTTCATCGACCCTGTGCTACGTCTGGACACCAAAGCCTTGGAGATACACCTTGAGGATACTTCCGCGCAGAAGCAAGCGCATCTGGTCAACGCGCTGAAAGCCGTGGGCAAGCAAGACCTTGCGGTCAAGCACATCCTTGGTGACGAGGAAACCAAAGCCGAAGTACGCAAGACGTTGATGAGCAACAATCAGTTTGCCGAGATGCTCAAGGGTCTGGGAGTGGAAGCCCCCGTCAAGATCAGCATGACCACGGGCAAGCCCACACTGGCGTTGGCCAAGAGTGACGAGGCGTTCAAGGCTTTGCTTGAGTATGAAGATGTACGGGTGCAAGCCCTGTGCGCCGCACGCATTGGAACCAAGTCAACCCTAGAGGAAACCCGTACTCAGCGGTTCATCGACATCAGCCAACGCGGGCCATTCCCTGTGCCCTTGAAGTACTACGCTGCCCACACCGGAAGGTGGGGCGGTACCGATTCAGTCAACCTGCAGAACCTACCTAGCCGTGGGCCGAACGCAGGCAAGCTGAAGAAAGCGATCCTCGCACCCGAGGGTTATGTGTTTATTGATGCTGACTCAGCCCAGATTGAAGCCCGTACGTTGGCTTGGGAATCGGGTCAGGATGACTTAGTGGAGGCATTTGCAAATGGAGAAGACGTATACAAGATCATGGCTTCGGCTATATATGGCACGACAGTTGACCAAGTTACGGCTGGTGGGAGGTTTGTCGGGAAAACAACGATCCTTGGCGCGGGCTATGGCATGGGGGCGCCCAAGTTTAAGGCGCAACTTAAAACATTCGGGATGGATATTGAAGAGGGCGAATCAAAACAGATCATCGAAACTTATCGCAACACATACCCCATGATCCCTGCGCTGTGGCGTGAGTCACAGGAAGCACTGAAGTGCATGATGCGTGGTATGACCATGAAGCTTGGGCGGGACGGCCTGCTCACAGTGAATGAGAAAGGCATCCTCCTCCCGAACGGGCTACACATCTACTATAACGGCTTGCAAGAGGTCATCGAGAATGACAAGCGGCAGTTCGTGTACACCACTCGCAAGGGGCCGAATAAAATTTATGGTGGAAAAGTTGTTGAGAACTTCACACAGGCCATTGCAAGGTGTATCATTGGCGATCAAATGCTAAAAATTGCTAAGCGATACAAGGTCGTGCTTACCGTGCACGATGCTATTGGTATTGTCGCTAGGCAAGAAGAAGCCGATGAAGCGCGGGCTTATGTGGAATCCTGTATGCGCTGGGTTCCCGCATGGGCTGAAGGTTTACCAGTCAACTGCGAAAGCGGTATGGGTTTGAGTTACGGAGATTGTTGATGGCAAAGATTCCTGCATGGTCATTCAGTAGCCTGAAGACGTTCACCACCTGCCCCAAGAAGTTCTACCACACCAAGGTACTCAAGGACATCAAGGAACCCGAGGGTGAGCAAGCCCTCTATGGCAAGCTGGTACATGAGGTTGCTGAGTTGTACATACGGGATGGCAAGGAGATACCTGAGAAGTTTGCCTTCATCAAGCCTGCGCTCGATAGCCTGCTCAAGATACAGGGTGAGAAGTTCTGTGAATTAAAGATGGCATTGACTGAGAAGCTGGAGCCGTGTGACTTCTTTGACCCTGACTGTTGGTTCCGTGGTGTAGCTGACCTGCTCATCATTGACCGCGAGAAGGGTGAAGCCCGTGTGATTGACTACAAGCTTGGCAAGTCACGCTACGCTGACCTAGGGCAGTTGGAACTCATGGCACTTGCGGTGTTCAAGATGTTCCCAGAAGTCAAGAAGGTCAAGGGCGGCTTGCTGTTCTTGGCTGAAGATAAGTTTGTACCAACTATGTTTGAAGTAGAACAACAGCACAGGTACTGGGGCAACTGGATGCCTAAAGTCATGATGTTGGAAGGTGCCTACAGCGCAGATATTTGGAATGCAAAACCCAACGGTTTGTGTAAAAATTACTGCTGGGTGTCATCCTGCGCCCACTGTGGAAGGAAATGATATGCCCTACGTAAACAAACCCAGACCCTACAAGAAAGAATACCAACAGCAGTTGGATAGACATGAATTACCTACAAGAAGAAAGCGTGAACAAGCACGCGACCTATACGACAAAGAAGGCATTGATCGTGCGGGAAAAGATATTGACCACAAGCGCCCACTATCTAAAGGTGGAAGCACGGCCAAGAGCAACCTGCAACTCAAAGCACCGAGCGCCAATCGTTCATTCAGCCGCAACAGCGACCACACCGTGAAGGTAAACAAGCCCAAGAAAAAATAATACGTGTAATACGTGCCACGTCAGGTGTGAGTGGTGGCACGGGGGGCTTTTTAAAGTTGAACCCTTAAACCGCATCAGTCAGAGTTTTTAACATTCCGTTTAAATGATCTGACCGATTGACACCCGTAAGGTGTCACTTAGCGATCGAAAGTGGATGTCACTTTCGGTCTGTTTTGCATTGGAGAATGTATGGAAATCATTGACGGAAAAGCATTAAAACTTAAATTAAAGAACCCGTACAGGGTCTTGAACGTGATACCCAAGAGCGCATTGCTTGAGGAAGGCCCCATCAGTACAGTGATGGTGCACTGGGGTTTGGAAGAAGCGCAGGTATTAAAGAACCTGAAGGTCAAGAACGTACCTTCACCCATCGTTGCCAAGTACAAGTGGCCGGGCATCTACCAACCGTTCACACACCAGAAACAAACAGCCGCGTTCCTCACCCTGCACAGGCGTGCTTTCTGCTTCTCGGAGCCGGGAACTGGTAAAACTCTTTCTATCACGTGGGCGTGTGATTATTTAATGAACGCCAAGCACATCAAGCGCGTGCTCATCATCTGCCCTCTATCGATCATGCAATCAGCGTGGCAGAACGACATCTTCAAAGGCGCAATGCACAGGAAGGTTGGCATCGCTTACGGCAGTAAAGAGAAGCGCCAGCAGATCATCAACTCAGATGCTGAATTTGTAATCATCAATTACGATGGTGTTCCCATCGTGGAAGACGACATCATCAAGGCAGGCTTTGACATGGTGGTGATCGATGAGGCCAACGCCTACAAGACTGCAACCACTACCCGCTGGCGTACCCTGAACCGAATCATCAAGCCCAGTATGTGGCTATGGATGTTGACAGGAACCCCTGCCTCACAGTCGCCCCTTGATGCCTATGGTTTGGCTAAGCTAGTTAACCCATCAGCCGCCCCCCGTAGCTTCTCCATGTACCGCGATCAGGTGATGAACAAGATCACTCAGTTCAAGTGGGCGCCCAAACGGGAAGCAGAGCAGGTGGTCAGCACACTGCTTCAGCCTGCCATCAGGTTCACCAAAGAGCAATGCCTTGACCTGCCAGACTTGCTGTACGCAGAGCGTGAGGTTCCCATGACCGCACAGCAGGTGCGCTACTACGAGAAGCTACGCAAGGTGATGGCCATGCAAGCGGCAGGGGAGGAAGTCACAGCGATCAACGCCGCCGCCAAGCTCAACAAGCTACTGCAGATTTCCTGTGGCGCGGTGTATTCCGACAGTGGCGAGATCGTGACCTTTGATGCCAGTAGCCGCACGGCTGTGCTCAAGGAGGTCATTGACGAATCCAGCCATAAGGTATTGGTGTTTGCCCCATACCGCCACGCGATTGAGATTCTGTTTGAAGAGTTGCGCAGGGATGGCTACACAGTGGACGTGATACACGGGGGTGTACCTGCAGGCAGGCGTACGGAAATCTTTCGTAAGTTTCAAGACGAGCCAGACCCGAAGGTGCTTGTCATACAGCCCCAAGCTGCATCACACGGTGTCACCTTGCACGCTGCAAACACGATTGTATGGTGGGCACCCATTACATCATACGAGACATACGCGCAAGCTAACGCACGTATTCACAGGGCAGGGCAAGTGAACAAATGTTTGGTTGTCAAGCTCCAAGGAAGTCCAGTAGAGGCCAAGCTGTACAAGGCTTTAGAAACAAAAGAGTTAGCACAGTTCAACTTGATGGAACTTTATAAAGATGAATTCGACCTTAACAAATAAATTTATGGAGGTACTTGACAAAGTAAAGATAGGATGTATCATTAACCAAAAAACGAAACGGAAAGCAACATGGATATAACAGCAGATAAATTAGTACGCGTCTACATTAAGATGCGCGATGCCCGTGCCGCCCTCAAAGCGAAGTACGAAGCAGAAGACCTTGCAATCAAAGAGCAAATGGGTTTGGTTGAATCAAACCTGCTTGAGACTTGCAAAGCAACTGGAGCCGAGAGTATCAAGACGGCCCACGGCACAGCAATACGTACAGTGCAAACACGCTACTGGACAGGCGACTGGGCTGCAATGCACAAATTCATCCGTGACCATGACGCACTTGACTTAGTTGAGAGGCGCATATCGCAGTTGAATATGAAAGAGTTCCTACGGGAAAATCCTGATGTACTTCCAACGGGATTGAACGTGGATCACAAATATACTGTAACTGTCAGGAGAAGCTAAATTGGAAACTGCACTTACGTTGGCGCAGGTGGCGAAGCTATTGCAAGTCGCACCGTCAACTGTTCACGCGCTTATTAAGGAAGAGAATCCTGAGAAGCGTATACCTTTTGTTCGCGTTGGTAAGAACTATCGATTCTTCGCTAGTGACCTTGCCAAATTTTTTAAAATTGACTTAGAAATCATTAACACTTTCATCAAAAAGGAAACACCAAATGTCTGACATCGCTCTCTTCTCCCAAGGTGGTAACACCCTCCCAGCCCACTTGCGTAACCTTGAACTGGACGCAACAACCAAAGCCCTGATGGGTGGCGGTGGCAACGGCAAACGTATTTCAATCAAAGGCGGTGTATTCCGTATGGTTGTTGGCGGTAAAGAAGTTGCACAGAATGATGACCGCGCCATGAACGTGGTGGTCGTACGCTCCGCTGAGAAAACATCACGTCAGTACTATGCAGGCACATACGTGGAAGGCCAGAACGCTTCCCCTGATTGCGCATCCAATGATGGTGTTGCACCGGACAAAGGTGTGAAGAACCCACAAAGCACAAGTTGCCAGAACTGCCAACAGAACATCAAAGGTTCTGGTCAGGGTGATAGCCGTGCTTGCCGCTTTAGCCAACGCATTGCTGTGGCTTTGGAAAATAATCTGTCAGGTGACGTGTATCAGTTGTCATTGCCCGGTCAGTCGATCTTCGGCACAGGTGATAACGGCAAGATGCCACTGCAACAGTACGCCAAGTTCTTGGGCGGTCATGGTATCCCTGTGACAGCCGTTGTGACAGAGATGCGTTTCGATACATCCAGTGCAACACCCAAGCTGACATTCCGCGCCGTGCGCCCCTTGTCTGTGGAAGAGTTGGCTGAGAGCAAGGCTCAAGGTGAATCAGCAGATGCACTGAACGCTGTAACGCAGACAGTTCAGCAAGTCGATGGCAATACGCCCAAGGCTTCGCCTTTCATTGAACCTGAAGCAGCACCTGCACCCAAGGCGGTTAAAGCTGTTGATGCCGCTGACGAACCCGTCAAACGTGCCGTGAAGAAAACGGAATCCAAAGACGTAGCTTCTGTGCTTGACGCATGGGCTGACGACAGCGACGAGTAAACCAATCGGGGGGAACGTCGTGCAATTTAGCTTGCGGACGAACGGCTAGTACCCCCACCTAACGAAAGACAGCGATGATTGGTTACACATTAGCCACCGTGCTAAAGAACAAACAAGCTGATGGAAAGTTAGTCGGTGTAAAAATCGGCAGGGCTTGCATCAAGAAAAACATACCGGTCAATAAGGTTGCCGAGATCGCAGGGGTTACGAAGATAACCGTGTATGCGTGGTTCAAAGGTGAGTATTCACCACGACCCGAAACCGCCAAGAAAATCCAAAACTACATTGACCGCCATTAACCCGAAGTATCCTTATGACATTGACCGAATTTCTGAATGCGGTACTGCCAGACGTTGGCAAATACTGCGCGGTCGGCATCAAGCAGGAGAAGTTACGTACACGATTTGCATCGGACATCCCATCTCTCATCACGGAAATACAAGACATCTATGAAGCTAACGCAGACACGTACTATGCGATGTTTTCGTTTGACCCCGAGATTGTTCCACCCCGTAGGTTAGCTGCCAACGCATACAGAGCCAAAGCATTTTGGCTTGATCTGGACTGTGGCCCCACCAAGGATTACGCCTCACGTGATCTGGCAATGGCGGCACTGGGACAGTTCTGCGCTGACTTAGGTTTGCCTCAACCCATCTGCATCAACTCTGGTAACGGGGTGCACGCATACTGGGTACTGCCTGAGAGTATCGACAAGAACACATGGCTACCTGTAGCCAAGCGTTTAAAGAATGTTTGCACCGAACGTAGTTTGTTTGCTGATCCTGCTTGCACAACTGACATGGCGCGTATCCTTCGCGTGCCAGAGACACACAACTTTAAGAACCCCGATGCCCCGCTTCCCGTGGAATACATGGGTGGTGATGGCAAGGTTGACCTGTTTGATTTCGCCGCCGCCCTAGGTGCGCCCGAGCCAAGCCAGTCTACTGACGCATTGCCCTTTGAAGTACCTGATTACATCAAGAACGCTGGCACCGATGCGACCAGCAAAGCCCTGATGGGGCAGAACAATTCGTATCGCTTTGAAAAGATTATTGCCTTGAAGGTTGAGGGATGTGCCCAACTCAATCACATCATGGAGCACCAGAAGCAGGTGCCAGAACCTTTATGGCGTGGTGGCTTATCCATTGCACAGCTTTGCGTAGATCGTGATACCGCCATCCACGAGATGTCGAATCAGCATGATAGCTACAACCGTTACGACACCGACAAGAAGGCTAGCGAAACCAAAGGCCCCTATACTTGCGCCACGTTTGATGACCTCAGACCCGGTGGTTGCAAAGACTGTAAGCACAAGGGCAAGTTTGGCTCACCCATTGTGTTGGGTAAAGAGATCATTGAAGCAACTGAAGAAGACAACACCATCACAACGGTGGACTCTAATTCAAAAGACGTGCGGGTATACAACATACCTGCGTACCCCTTTCCTTTCTTTCGTGGCAAGTACGGTGGCATCTACCGCAGAGGCGACCCTAACAAATCGGAAGAAGAGGGTAACGATAAGTTGGTCTATGAGAATGACTTCTATGTGGTCAAGCGTATGCACGACCCTATGGCGGGTGAAGTTCTCTGGATGCGTTTGCACTTGCCGAGAGACGGCGTGCGTGAGTTCTCTGTACCGTTGGTTAGCGTGCTGTCGAAAGATCGCTTTCGTGATGCCATTGCAACGCAGGGTATGGCGGTGCTAGGTAAGACCGTTGATGAGTTAATGTTTTATGTTTCACGTTGGGTAAAGGAATTACAAATTATGGGACAAGCCGAAAAAGTACGTAGCCAATTTGGATGGACGGACGAGAAGACGTTCATCCTTGGTGACCGAGAGATCACAACCACTGGGGTTAAGTACAGCCCCCCTGCAAGTTCAATCTTGCACGCCTGTTCATTGCTAACAAAGAAGGGTGAACTGGACGAGTGGAAGTCAGTCGTTAACTTCTACAACAACAATGGTATGGAAGCGCAAGCCTTTGCGTTCATGCTCGGGTTTGGCAGTGTGCTGATGCCTTTCACTCAGGTGCGCGGGGGTATCGTTAACTTAATGAGTCCGGGTTCTGGCACGGGTAAGTCAACTGTGCAGATGGCCATCAACAGTATCTGGGGGCAACCGTTCGACCTACTGCTCCAGAACGATGACACGTACAACGCCAAGATTCACCGCTTCGGTGTGCTGAACAATCTGCCTGCAACGATTGATGAAGTGACCAACATGCGTGATGAGATGGTGTCGCAGTTGGCATACGCTATCACCCAAGGCCGTGGCAAGAACCGCATGGAATCCCAGACCAACGCTGAGCGTATGAACAATACCTTCTGGCGTTTGCTTGCGATTACTTCATCCAACAGCAGCTTGTACGATAAGTTGTTTTCCCTGAAGGAGTTTCCTGAAGGTGAGATGATGCGTATCATTGAGTTGAAGATTCGCCGTGACGACTCATTCTCGAAAGAGTTTACCGATGCACTGTTTGGCAAGCTGGCTAACAACTACGGTCATGCCGGTGAAATCTTTTTGAAGTATGTGGTCAACAACTTGCCTGAAGTTTTAGATACCATGCGTGACGTTCAGTTGCGTTTGGATACAGCGGCAGGCTTGGGTCAGCGTGAACGCTTCTGGTCATCCATCGGTGCGTTGGGTATCACGGGTGGCCTGATTGCCAACCAACTGGGGCTGATTGATTTTGACGTTAAGCGTATCTTCAACTGGCTTGTGATTTTGCTCAAGGCCAGCAAGGGTGACATCAAGTCAGCCCCGACAGACGGCGCTACAGCAGTGGGTTCCTTTGTCATGGCCAACATCAACAACATCCTGTTGGTTAGGGATAACCCTGCTGAGAATGGTTTGCCCACTGCACCGATACGAGAACCAAGGGGTGAGTTGCTGATCCGGTACGAGCTTGATACCAAGCGTCTGTTCATTGTGCAGAAGAAGTTTAAAGAATGGTGCGCCAAGAATCAGGTCAGCTATCACGACACGATCAATGCTCTGCGTAACACGGGCGTGGCTGTAGATTCTGTAAAGAAGCGTATGGCAAAGGGTACGCTGATGGCAGCACCTCCCGTCAATGCCTTGTTAATTGACGACACCATGAGCCATGTATTTGACGCGGAAGCGGTACTGGCCATGCCAATCGAAGATGACGAAGATAGAAAAGCCGCTTGAGATTGAAGGGGTACAGGTACAGATTGAATGGCTCAAGTTCCGTATTGGGACTTCATTCTTTCTGCCCTGTATCGCTCATGAACGAATGATACGAAGTATCACCCAGCGTGCTGAAGACCGAGGCTTTAGGATCAAGACCCTTGCCCGTATAGAAAATGGCATGTGGGGTATTCGTGTTTGGAGAATTGCATGATAGGATAAAGCCGCACCCTAAAAAGTGCGGTTGCTTTTCTCCTTTTACCCCCGGCTAAACCCCGGGGGTTTTTTAATCCTCATCGGATTCTGCTACAGATTTTCCAAGCCCACGTACATAAGAAAGCGTTTCGTTTTCCATCTTGCGCATTTCATCAATGGCTTCACGGCGCTCAGCGCTAGTCATGCCAAGCATCTCCTCGGTGCCTTGTTCATACAATGTACGGTATCTACGCATTACGCTTAGTTGCTCTAATGAACCGTTGATGATAGGTGCAATGCTTATCAACTTGGCATTTTTCTCCAAGTAATCTTGGGCTTTCGTGGGGTCACGTTCAACCAATGCTTTGTAGGTAGCATCAGCTTGACTTACACGTTCTTGCAAATCGTAGAATTCATTTTTAGCGCGACCACCAATGGTGTCGTATAAGAACAAACTGCCAAACGGCAACTGATATGCAGGGCGGTCAGGGCGTGTTGGATTGAGCACAGCGTCAGTCATCAACAGTGTGGTTGACCCCGCCATACCAAACATGCCACGCAAGAAGTTATCAATTTTGATAGGCGATACATTAGTTTGCTCACCCAGTGCTTTAGCAACTTCCGAGGTACTGGAAGTATATCGTTGGCCGGGTTCCAAACGCTTCATTGAAGCTGATTCCAACTCACGTTGCAAGAAGAACGAATAGTTGGTTAAGTTCTCAACGATAGGTTTGACAAAAGACGGTGTTACGTTAGGCGAACCATACGCTGACATTGCACCTTTAGCCACACTACCTAACGCTTGAATTACACTCTGCTCTTCGTCCGTACCATAGCGGCGGTAATACTCAACAATGCGTTCTGGAATTGATTTAAAAATAAATCCAAGTTCTTTTGGTACACCAAACTTATTACCGTTGGGCAGAATCCAATTGTTATCCCGCACATCATCCGTTGCATTTTTGTAGCCTTCATCGTCACTCATTGCAAAGGCATACGCAAAGCCAAGCGCAGTCATAATGGCTACACGGCTCAAGAACAACTTACGTGCGGCGGCACGGTTAAGTGCGGATGATGAATCCAAACCTGTGGCTGAACGGTACAGCACATCCATACCCTGCGCGTAAGCGTTAAAGAATGGAATTACACGGGCGGCGGTACGCATAACAGGGCTTGAACCACGGCGGGTAAAGTTAATTAACTCACGGGCACGGGTCTGGGCGAGGACTTCATCACCGTTTGGATGTTTAGCGGATTTGGTATCCCGCATGGTTTCTTCATACACTGCCAGACGTGCGGCCAAATCAGAAGCTTTAGTGAATTGCTCAAGGCGGTGGAACAACTTCTGGCCAGCGTTGCGTTTAGCTTCGCCAATTTCTTTTTCAATGTCGCTGACGGGCTGGTATATGTTGAAGTCGTAATCCCCCACAATGCCAAGTTCTTCCATGCGTTTAACCATGGGCGATTTACGGCCTGTAACTTCCCCAAAGAATACACGGGGCATGCTGTACAAAGTCTTCATTGCTACAACCAACGGACGTTCTACGCCTGAGTAGAAAGCAGCACGTTGCGCATCTTCAATCACCTGCTTAATTGCAAACGGCGGCATTGTAGTAATAGATATACGCAACCAACGAGATGTAGCGCCCAGTGCTTTGGTCAAGCCATTCATCATTTCAGGTGCTTGCTGGAACGCTAGTATGTCGTACTCATTTTGCACTTCAAACAACACGGGCTTTCCGTCACGGTACAGGCTCACAACCAGATTGGGGTTCTTGGCTTTTGCTTTGGTTGGTATTTCTTGCGCAAAGCCGCCCAATTCCATCGTCTCAAGCAGCTTGACCGCTGCATGGTTTTTCATGGAATCTTCCACCATCGAACTCAAGCGGTTGGCGTAGCTATCAAGCACGTTCTTAACGGGACGACCAAGCGATCCTTCCATGCCGGGAAACTTTCTCAATACGCCCAAGCCCTTGCCACGGTACACCATGTTAGGCGCAGCATCTTCATATACACGGCTGAACGGTACGTATGCAGTGTTGTCTTTCCAGAACTGACCCTGCTCTTTTGTAATACGCCCTGTAGCAATCGCCAAATCAATAGCTTGCGTACGGGTTGCATTTAAGTCATCTTGAATTTCTCTGATGCCAGCAGATTGTTGGTACGCTTTTTCCAACGTGGCAATCTGCTTTAAATCCATGTGCATAAGGATTTTATTCTTGCGCTCAGCATCAGCTAATTTAAATTTGCCTTGTTGCTCAAGGATCAACGCAGATGCTTCCAGAGGTTTGTTGTGCTCTTCGTTGATGTTGTGTAAACGGTGGCCTTCCAATACGGTAGATATTTCGGTTTTTGCTTCTTCGTAAGTCAAGCCATTTGCACGGGCGTATTCACCAACTTTTTGCAATGCTGTCACCATTGACTTTGCTTGCTTATAAGATTCCACCAAACCATCTTTGGTTAAACGTATACCCCCTGCACGGAAGAAGTCCATCACAATCTTGGCGCTGTCTTCAGCTTGCCGTGCTAACACCATGGGGTTGATATTGCCAAAGTAATCCCGCACGCCCTGAGAGAACATGGTAGATACCTTAGACTCAACCGTGGCAAATTTGTCAGCCACTGCTTGACGGAAAGTATTCATAACGCCAGAGTTTTCTCTGGCTGACTGCACACCTTTTATGGCTTGAGTAACTACATTACCCACACCCGTTTGATCCCCTGTGGGGAATTGCTGTTGAATGTCTTTGATAGATTGACGCGTTGCAGCATCAAGTTCTTTCACCATAGCATTAGCGATACCGGGCAGTGAGCCTTCTACTTCCGTACCGGTCAAAGCTATTTGTAGCTTGCGGCCTTCGGTCATGATGCTATCAACAGAAATCATAGCTGCGGCAAGCGCGGTGAATTTTGTATCTGAAGATAAACCAAGAGCGCGTAATACCGATTGCGCAAATTGAGTAAGCGCATTTACACGGCGGTATGGGATAGCCATCAATGCAGCTTGGAACGCTTTGTTAGACATGGCCTCAGATGCAAACTCACTGAGGTTGGTCATGCCGTACTGCTTCATGATCTTAGGATCAGTTTTGGCTACGTAATCATACAACTCTTGCAGGTTGCGAATACCAGCGTTGTTCAGTTTGCCTGCGCCCTGCAGTGCAATAGCGCGGTGTACAAATCCATGTACAAGTTCATGCAACAGAACATGGGCACCAGCGTATCCGTTCACCAACTGAATCTTATCTGTCAACGCATCGTATTGTCCGGCAACAATGTTGTCACCCTCTCGACCCAACGCACCTTCAGCCACCAACTCAATGCTTGGCAGCTTATTGGTTAACAAAATACGGCGGGCTACTGCGCGGTCAAGATCGTTGTACACACCTTTGGGTGCTTTGAGGATAGCCTGCAATGCGCCTTTGACATCACCTTCTTGCAACTTAGCTTGCAGATCAGCTTCAACTGCTACAGGACGGTCAACATAGGACAGGTCAGCCGCAGGCTTCTGTAATGCTTGTGTTTCAGCAAGTTTCTCTTCTTTCTTGGCGATGTCCCGAGCGCCTTCTGCTTTGGCAGTAGCGGGTGTTTCCGTGCGTTCAACAACTTCTGTCTCGGGCTTGAACATTTCAGCCGTGGTTTCAGTTGCATCAGGCAACACGAAGATCAGACCACCATCAAGCTCGTTGATGTGGGGTTTAATTTCGTTGATGAACGTTTCGTGTTTGGTGTTAATACAGCCATAGCTGATGCGGTTATCTTCTGCTGTTGGGGTTTCCAAACGTGCGAGCCTGCGCTCTGATGGCGTGCTGACATCTGCAGCATGGACAGCGATGTACCCTGTGTGGTCTTTTGATTCAACTAATATCAATGAAGTGCCGCCCGCATAAGTAGCAGAAGACTCTTTCATCGTAAACTTACCGGCGGGGGTAATCTTTGGCCCACCTTCAAGAGAAGATACTTTACCCAATACATCACCCGCATCTTTGCCATACAAGGTAGCGTCAGACAGGGCATGAGAGCCATCTTCTTTAAAGATGTGCAACATCCCGTTTGGCTTGTCGGCAACCATAAACCACTTGCCAGTCTTCATAGCAACGGGTGCCATTGCGCCATACACATCTTGCGCAAGCGGTGACATTTTGGATTTGGCGGCTTCAGGTACAGGCGCAGTTATTGAGATCGTTTGTTGAAACGTCTTTGGTAAATTGATGTTGTACTGATTGCTTAACCCTGTAGGGTTAAATATCAAACCAGCGGCCAGCACCCCAGATGCAATCTGGTTGACAAGTTCACGGATAGCTTTAGCTACCGCTTTAGAACCTTCGTTGATTGATTTAACAACGTCAGTGCGTAGCTTGTCCCAGAAGGCAGGTGTATCACGGCTGTCGCCATAGAACTCTTCAAGTTCTTGTTTCTGATCTTCTGTCAGGCGATTGAAAGGCTTTTCAATCTGTTCCTTCTGTGGCTCTGGTACAGCCTTAGCCTTGGGTTTTTCCTCGGCTGCAGGTGCTTTGGCTTCAGGCTTGGCTTCAGGCTTGGTTTCAGGTGCTTTCTTTTGCTGGCGTTCGTAATCATCAAGCGCAAACTTAACTTCATCCAGCAGGTCTTCGTAACCCATATCCTTGTCTTTGGATATGCTTTCAACTGCGTTCAAACTGATGTCGTCAATCAAGCCTGCTTTGTGCAAACGCTTGGCAAATGATTTAACTTTGGCTTTGGTTGTATCAGGATCAAGGTCGAGGTCATCAGCAGTTTCACGTGCTTTTTCAAGTGCTTTGTCAACCTTCGGTTCTTCTTTCTTAGGCTCAACCTTCTTAGGCTCAACCTTCTTAGGCTCAACCTTCTTAGGCTCAACCTTCTTAGGCTCAACCTTCTTAGGCTCAACCTTCTTTACAACTTTAATAGGCGCAGGAGCAGGCGGTGCTTCCACTGCTTTGGTAACGGTAGGCGCAGGAGTAGGCTCAGCAGTTGGTTTTGCAGCTTCATTTTTAGCCTTCTTTGCAGATGGTTGTGCCGCCTTATTAGCCGCCCGCTTCTCAGCAGCTTGTTTAATTTCAGGCGCAACGGCAGGCTGTTTAGTGGGTTTGGCTACAGTGTAAACAGGGCTTCCATCGTCAGTAACCAGCCGAGGCGTTACTGTTTCAGATGTATCAGTTAAACGTGCAGCGGGGTTTTTGGTAACAACATACCCATCTTTTTGCAAACGATCGTATACGCGTGAAGCTTCAGGCGTTACAGAATCATCCGATGTAAATTGCAAACCACGATTCCCAGCTTCATCAACGGCATTTTTATATTCTTGAGTGATTGCGCCAGTACCTTCAACACCGCCGTTTTCAACGTATGTGGGGAACAGCCGACCTTCTTTTATACCCAGTGTGATTGACCCTGAACCTTTTGGCCCAACAGGAAACTGTTTGTACAGCCCCGGCAGTGTCTTACCTTTGCTGTCATCTACTTCAGCTTCTTGGTATGTTTGCGCAGGTTTTGCTTTAGGTGCTTCCGCAACAGGCGCAGGCGTAGTTTTAACCGCCTTTGGTGCTGGTGCTACTTTAGGTGCAGGCGCTGGCAAGCCTTGGAACTCAGGGCGTCCAAGAAACGCATCAACTTTCTGAATGATCGCAGGGCTGCGGCCTTCCTTATAGATCGTCAACATGTTCCTAACTTCTGCCGCATCTTCTGGTTTGGTAATGTCCAGACCTTGGATGGCATGGCCGGGCTTGCGCATCACAGCCGTAGGGCCAATACCCAATACACCAAGCGTTTCGCTTGTAATGACAGGGGCTACTGTCTCGGGGGTGGGCTTCTGCCTCACCGTAGGTTCGGTAACTGGTGGCTTCTTTACAATTATTTTTGGTTCAGGAACTGCGGCTTCATCAGTTGGCGTGCCTACGCGGGTAAACAAACCCAGTTGGCCTGCGTCTTTGGCGGCGTTGCGTTCAGCTTGCCCTGCGCGTGCATCACGTCTGTTCTGTAAGTCCAAGGCAGCTTGCGCTTCCGCTGCTGTCTGCACAGTTTTAAACTTATCAGGCGCGGCTGGTGCGGGTGCTTCCTGCTGGATGGGGTTTCCCATCAAGTCTGTTTGTTGTACCGGTGCTTGCTCAACCGTAGCCGCACGGATTTCCATCTGCTGTGGTTCGGGTACGGTAAACGCAGTGGCCGCATACTTGGCTTGCAGGTCAGGGGGCAGGTTCTTAGTTACCTTGGCGTTCTCGGCCTGCATCCGTTTGAATTCATTGGGTACGCGGGTGTCTTCCTCAATGATGCCTTGTATCAAACCATCGATGGTTTTAATACGTGCTTTAACTTCTTTGGTTTGCGTTTGGTTTACCAACGCCTGCTTCTCTTGGAACAACGTGGCATACGCGTCTGTCTTCTGCATTACATCGCTGTAATCTTTTGGGAACGTCTGCTCCAGTTCAGCTTGACGTTGGGTACGCAGGGCTTGCAGTTCTGTAGCGGCAGCTTTCTCAGCTTCCACACGGGCAGCTTGCTGTTGGTCAGCCTGTGCTTGTGCCTCTGCATCAAGCATCTTCTCGCCCTCACGGGCGGCACGGCCTTGTTTAACGCCCATCTGCTCTTGGGCGCGTGCTTCGCGTGCGGCTTGCGCGGCGGCTTCTGAAATGGTGGGTTGTCCGGGTACTTGCCCTGCTGTTTGTGCTTGCATTTCAGGGGTTAAATTCCCTCGCAAGCCACTGACTGCGCCTGCGGCACCGCCCATACCAACACCACCAACAGCGGCTTGACCTGCTGTTGCGCCCACACCTTGCAACAACGATTGTGTAGGATCAACCTCACGCATGGCCAAGTTTTGTGTGAACTTGCCACCACCCTCTTCAACAGACTCACTCAAACTCTCACCCAGTGCGCCCTTGCCTGCGCCAGCTATCATGCCTGATATACCCTTTTTACCAGCCAAAGCTTCTTCTAATGCTTTTGCACCGGGTAAGCGTTGCGCTAACAGGGAAATAATTGCGCCTGAGGCACCAGCAGCACGGGCTAAATTGATAGCAATGCCAGCGGCTTCTTCAGGGGATTTCTTTTCTGCAATGAGCTTTTTGTAGATGTCTTCATAGGCTTGTGCACCTACATCTGCGCCCTGCTGGACAGCACCAACACCTACGGCTGCTTGTGTACCTGCCTTGATTGCCGCAGTTTCAGCGGCGGCTTTTTCAACACCAGCGGTCAAGCCTTTTTTAAGGGCTGCACGTCCGGCTATTCCAGCACCTGCACCGGGTACAAGCAATTGCGGCACCTGCTCAGCAAGGAAAGAGGTAAGCAGTGCGGGATCTTTAAGCGTTTCAGCAAATGAAGTAACAAACGCGGCACCTTGACCACGTTTTTCTGCTTCTTCTACTTTGCGTGTACGGGCGGCTTCACGGGCTTTTAAACCCGCAGATTTCATTTCTTCACCGTACTTTTGGATGTCTTCACCAAGGCCAAGTGCCCCAGTTTTTTCCATATTACCTGTAGCCAGCCCATACAACTGTCCGGGTAATTGCACCAAACTACCAAGCCCTGATACGGCACCAGCACCAATATCGGTTACTGCTTCGGTAAACGAACGCTCCTTGGGAGCAAGGTCAGGGCGGGCTTGAAGAATCCTAGCCTTTGCCGCCTCCGGGGTTACTTCGTCAGGGATGTTCTGTACGAGGGTTCCATCTGGGAGGCGGATCGAATATGTCATGGCAACGCTACTTTATACTGTTGAAATCAAGGACATTTTGTCCGCCTCCACTTCCAGAGGGGGAACCTAGCCCAGATTGTAGCATTTCAGGGGCAATACGACTATACACTTGGTCTTGCAAACGCTTGATTGTGGCGCGGGCGTTATCACCCATTTTGCCGGGTACGTTGGCAAACTTGGCGGCTTCTTTGTATTCAGGATTGGAATTCAATACCGCCTGAACTCTGGCCAATACCGCCATGTGTTTATCATCAGCATTTCCCCCCATAACGCTAGCACGAGTTTGTGCCGCCCGCGCTGCCACCATAGAAGCATCGGCTTGACGCCCTGCAGTAACATCAGCACGTTCGTAATGTTGAATTTGACCTTGTTGAAAAGCTTTTGTATTTGTAATCTCTTCTGCTTTTTGCTTGAATTGAACACCAACTTGTTGGGCCTTTTCAGCTTGTGCATATAGGATCCTAGCCTCTGTACGGGCACCGCGTTCTTCAGCACGTTGGGCTTGTCCCATCAGCATCTCAGATTGAGTCAGTGCTTTGCGTGCGGCATCGCTGGTTCTGATGCCTTCTTGATAGGCGTTTAGACCTTCAAGGCCACCTTCACTGATGTTCTGCATGGCGTATGGCGACTTACCACCCAATGCTTTGAGTCCCCCACGGATCAGTGCATCAGAAAGATTGGTTTTTTCACGGCTTTCAATGCGTGAACGGTCTTGGGCAAACTGTTCAGCAAATGGCTTGTAGCTCTTTTGGATTTCGGCTATATCAGGCGCAGCCATAAGTTCAGAGGCAGCGCGGGCTTCTTCTGCCGTCTGCGGTCTGTACTCTGGCGTGGCGGGGGCGTCCCCTACTTTACTTTGCCCGTAAGGAACTATTCCAAGGTTTGCCGGCGCGTCCGTTGCTGGAGCAGGAGCTTCTACCCTAGTTTTTGTTTTTGTACCTGTTTTTACAGGGGAAGCATCAGAAGTTTCGGTTGGAAATTCAAAGCCGGGTTTTACACCGGGGAAATCTTTTACCCGCGTAGCTTCGCTAGGGGGGTATTTTTCTTTTGAAACCTCGGTTGCGGCTAACCCTACATCTTTGCGGCTTGTCGCAGGGCGGTTTGCCCCACTTCCTGCCATCTCTGTGTTGTACAAAGATTCAGCGAATTTAAGTTCATCTTCTGCTGCTTTAAGTTCCGCTTGAGCCGCTTGGAACCCTTCAGGATCATCACGACGCTGCCTTAACCCGTATCTGTAAAGAGCATCTTGTGCGGCACGGCGGCGGGCGCGAGCAGCATCAACATCACCACCCGTGCTCATCTTAGTCACACCGCCACCAGACATGCGAACCACTGGCTCGCTGCGCTGGGCAAAATCGTACATGCCGCCTTGCGCCATACCGTTCTGTCTGGGAACATCATCACCATCGCCATACCCTGCAATACCGCCATCGGCCATGCGCGCAATGTTAGGGGCAGGTAGCCTGCCGATGCCCATATCTTCAGGCATGGGTTGCGCCTCTTGGGGTGCCATCGCCATCAATGCGGCATCATTAACTTTAGGCGGCTCCTGCCCAGCCATCTGAGCTTGACCACTCATGCGTAGCTTCTGGCGGTTTTGACTTTCTTGGAAAGCCAACGGGAAAATGTAGGGATCGGATTTGTGCATTGCAGCATACTTCTGCAACGTACGGTCATCCATCATGCGTAGCTGGGATGAGATGTTTCTTTGGTCGATTGCCATGTTACTTCCTTAACCCATTCTTGATAGAGCCAGATCAGCCAGACCAGCAGGCTTTTCTTCAATCGTACCGCCTTTGGCACGCAGGGCAGCACCTGCGGCTACAGCACCCAGACCCGCTACTTGAGAACCCACAGAAGGCGCTTGGCTGTAAATCGTATTTGATTGCTGAGTCAATGGCAAACCACGGAGCATGTCAGACATGAAGCCCAACTGCTTGTATGGGTAGTTCTGATAGCTTTGGAAGTCCTGATACTGATTGTTCAACACGTTCTGGACTTGCTGCTGCTGCTGGCCACCATACTGGTTTTGCAACTGATTGATGCCCATCTGCTGGCCATACTGGTTCTGCCCTAAAGTACCCAACTGACCTGCGCCTGTCAGCGCTGTTTGCAAACCTTGAAGTCCTAGACCCGCACCATACTGGCGTGACTGCTCCGCTAATTGTTGTGCCTGCATTAACTGCTGTTGGTTGGCCATCTGCGCCTGTAAATCCTGACCAGCGCCAAATTGTTGTACACCCAGCTTGGCTTGTAAGTTCTGGCCACTCAAACCCATTTCGGTCTGTTGGTTGGCCAACGCAGCTTGCAATGCTTGCTGTGCGTTCAGGCCCTGTGTTTGCAGGTGCGCCGCTTGGTTCTGTACATTAGCTTGCTGAGCCGCGCTCAAGTTAGCCAGTGCTGTTTGTAACCCTGTCTGTGTGCCAAGCTGCTGAGTGCTGAGCATAGCGGCAAGGTTTTGCCCTCCAACTTGTAGACCGGCTTGCTGATTGGCGAGGTTCGCTTGCAAGCGTGAGGCTTGTTCTTGATTGAACTGTTGCTGACCTTGCTGGAACGCGGCTTGCTGGCCTTGTGCAAAGATGTCGCCTTTTTGACGGGCTAAGTTGCCTGCCATCTGACCGCGCATCAAGTAGTCACCACTACCACCAAAAGCACCCGAACGAGCCGCCTGAGCACCCTGCGCTTGACTTGCAATAGCGGCTTGCCGCGATGCGTCTTGTTGCTGACGCTCAACCACATTGCGCATGTAGGGCGACATGTACGCATCTTGCGTACTAGGTTGTGTAAAAGAGTCTGTTGTGACGCCTTGTGAGGGAGCCATCTGGTACTGTTGCAACTGAGGATCAAAGTTTGACCGTGCTGTAGCCATGGTTGGCGTGGACAAGTTACTGCCCGTAACGCCTGAGACTGGCCCTGCTTGGTAGTAGTTCAAGTTGGGGTTTTGCACCGTGTAGGCGGAGAACATACCGGGGTTGTAACCGCCGTAGTTCAGCGCCGCTTGCGATGCCAGACCTGTAATGTCAGTAGCTTTTTGTAATTGCGGGGCAACTTGCATCCCCTGTGCGCCTTCGTAGGCTTGCTGCTGCATAGGCGTAAACTGCGCAACACGCTCCCCCATGTACTGCATGTAAGGGTTTTGGGTTGTATCAGTGACTGCTTGCGCTTGGCCTAGTAAGTTCTGAACGTAAGGCTTAGCGTAGTCAGGGATGGTCGTTTGTGACGACGATATTTGGGAAATTTGTGGATCAGCCATGGTCTATCCTTATGCTGGAAGGTATTTGTCAGCACGGCTATTGGCCGCAACTTTGTTTTTGCCTGTGGTCTTACCCCGCGCACGTTGTACACGATCCATCATGGCGTAGAGTTTCTTAGCGCCTGCATCTGTTGAGCCGTTACCCAGTTCAGATACGATGCGTGCGGGCACTACAAACTCACCATCGGCAAGACGTGCAGGTTGTTGCTTCTGGCCAATCGTTGCAGGGATGCTATCAGATACACCATCTCCGGGGCCTCTGAGAAGTCGGCCACCATCAGAGTAGCTACCCAAAGAACCAAGACCACCACCTACAGCATACATGGGCATACCCCCCATGGCGTAACCTGCAATACCCCCTGCGGCCATAACACCACCGCCACCGCCTGTGCTGGATGCGTCTAGTGTTTCTGTCTTACCTGCTGCTGCGGCAGCTTTGTCGGCGTCAGTTTTAGTGGTGGCGGCTTTTTTAGCTTTGGCAGCTCGCCATTTAGCTGCAACTGTAGACAGCGGCACGCCTGTAGCGGAAGCAATTTCTTCAGGAGTAAGGTTGTTCTCAACTGCCCAGTCGTATGTAGTGCTGTCGGCTTGGCCTTGATTGGCTCTAAAGTATGCGGCAATTTCGTTTGGTGACATGAGGTAGTTCACGCCGCCAGTTGGATCGTTGTACTTAGCCACATAATCTTGGTTAAGTCTGTAGCTTCTTGTCTGAGGGTCAAAGATGTATTCTTGGTTTGTATTGCCCGGGTATCCAAGCGTAGCTTCTGCGTACGGACGAGCAATCTGACCAACGCCAGACTTGGTTGGGTATGCGCCTTTGCCCATTAAGAAGTTGTACGCAGCCTGCGAGTCGCCCGTCATCTTGTTGTACTTAGCGTCGTAGTAGCGGTTCTTCATCTGCTGGCCAGACAAAGGAGTTGCCCTAGCTGCTACATCAGGACTCAAGTTAATCTTGTCCATAAAGTTGGCGTGCTCAAGATCCGTTGCATTGGGGTTCTGCGTAACAAAACCACGATACAAATCAAGCTGTTTGTTCTGTGCAGCAGTTAAATCGGCTGCTTGCTGTGCAATCTGGGTTTGTGCCAACGTCAAAGGCGCTACTGTAAACCCGGGTGTGCCGCCGTAGTTAATGATCGGGCCTGTCGTACCTGTACTGGCTTCTGTACCTGTACCAGCAATTGTGCCTACACCAACTTTAGTGCCAACAGCAGGCGTAGTGCCGGTTGTGCCAACGTACGTACCATCCGTTGTAATGTTAGATGTAATAGCGCCGGGGATATTACTGGCCAACGCGTTAAGGCCAGTAGATGTGCTGTCCGTTTTGTCTTGAGAAACGCTTGTGGTTGTACCTAGATTAACTGTGCCAATGCTGGTAACTACGTTGGCTGCAGCAGCGGCATCGGCTGCGGCTTTATCGGCTGCTTTTTTGGCAATGGCTTCGGCTTCTCGTCTGGCTTTATCGGCGGCTGCGGCAGCGGCGGCAAGACTCAGACCATCGGCAAGCGCTTTATCGGCTGCGGCTTTGGCGGCTGCATCAGCAGCAAGTTTGTCAGCGGCGGCTTTATCGGCAGCAATCTTGTCTGCGGCGGCCTTGTCTGCTATGGCTTTTTCAGCAGCGGCTTTTTCGTACGCGGCTTTATCGGCTGCGGCTTTAATTCTTGCGGCGGCGTCTTCATCCGCTACCTTTTTAGTTTTGGCATCTAGTGCGGCTTTGGCGGCGGCGGCTCTGTCGGCAAAAGCTTTATCGTCAGCGGCAATTTTATCTGCTATGTCTTTGTCGGCAGCAATCTTATCTGCTGCAGCTTTTGCTGCGGCTGCTTTATCTGAGGCAAATTTATCAATAAACTTGTCTGCGGCAATCTTGTCTGCGGCTGCTTTATCGGCTGCGGCTTTATCAGCTATGGCTTTTTCTTGTGCGGCTTTGGCTGCCGCTGCTTGGTCTGCTGCAAGTTTGTCTGCGGCGGCTCTGTCAGCGGATAGTTTTGATGCGGCTGCGGCGGCTGCATTTCGTTCTGCAGATGCTTTAGCTTCGGCATCTGCCGCACGCGTATCAAAGATGTCTGTTGTAGACCGGCCAGTAGCGCGAGCTACATCGGCATCATTCAGGCCGTACTTGCCCATTTCCGTCTGTGCTTGCGCTAAAGTCAAATTAGGATCAGCAAGCGCTTTGTTAATGTTTGTGCTTAAACCTGCCAAACCACCTACATCGGGGTTTGTAAGTGCGTATTGCGACGCAGCAGATAGACCTGAGTTCTGCAAAGCACTGGCCAAACCTTGGTTTTGAAGACCTACATCAGCAGTCTTTGTTAAGAATTGAGCCGCCGTTGTGTCGGGCTGTGCTATCTGTTGGACAAAGCGTGTGTTGTATTCGTCTTCCCGCCCTTGTGTGCCTGTGGCACGGGCAATCTGGTCAGTGCCAACTTTAAACTGGCTCATTGCATCGGCAATAGTCTTATCGCTTGCGCCTTGATTGGCTAAGAACCAATCTTTAACTTGGGCGTCTGTAAACCCGCCGTCGGCGTATCCGGGAACGCCACCATGCGCCAAAGCCACAATACCGCCTTCATTAAACGGCTTAAATGCTGGCGTGCCATAGTTAGCAGCAGGCACGGGGTTCAGGCGACGATACTGCCCGTTGGGGCCATAAATAAATTGGTTGATTGTGTCGTTACCTTGAATGTTAGGCATCTTGGTAACTGTAGGTGTCATCATGTCAGCGGCAATAGGCCCTGCGGCTGCGGCCAAAGGCATCATGTTGTTTTTAGCAAACTGTAGGGGGTCTGCTTTAGCAGATTCAAACCCAGCGCTAAATTTATCTGCCATAGGCAGTTGGTTTGCGCCTTGTAACCCAGCAGTGCGTAGATCATTTACTTGTTGGGTGTAATCTGCTATTTGCGCTTGCGTAGCGCCTTCAGCTAATGTAGGCATGTTTGCAGAAATCTGTTGTTGCGCTAATTCCCCAGCACCTAACCCAGCTATACCTTCCACCATACCCGCACCACCATATGCGCCCAAGCCAGCCATCAAGCCTCGGGACAGACTGCCCGTTGCCAAACTTGTAAGCCCACCCACTGCAATACCTGTGCCTGCGGCAGCACCAACCCCAAACGCACCGCCCACTGCGGCTCCCAAGCCGGGAACAAAGAAGTTAAGAGCCGCGCCTGCCAACATGGGCAGTAAAGACTTCAAGAAGCTAGCTTCGGGTAAACCCGTATCGGGATTGGTAGTTAATTCACCGCCATGTTTAAGGGCAAGCGCATGAAGTCCAGCAACTTCTCCCGGGGTCATGTGGACAAGCATCGAATCGCCGTTGCGACCTTTGGTTGCCATGTGGTTGGCTAGTGCGTGAAGGCTCATTTTTGCCTCTCAAAATGGGGGTTGTTTGATAATATCATGTTGGTAGCGCAGACACAAATGAAAGTGTGGCTACGACCGATGCTGTGGACGGTTTAGTTGGCGTGCCCGATGCTGCGTACGTTTGGATTGTTACGTCCACATTTGTAGTCGACCAATAGATTTGTACGTAGTCGCCTGCGTTCATATTAAGAAAATAGTTCCAGCCTTTGATGTCGTGAAACGGGACACCCGCACTTTTTCTAGCGGGCATACCAACTTTACCTGTGGAGCCTGTAATGTCTGTTCCGTTTTGCTTCAACCAAATAAACACGTCTTGGGGTGCGTTATCTAAGTTTTGAAGTTGCACACTGAACTGCAAGTTGTAGATACCTGCGTATTTCACAGTAATTTTTGAGCCTATTTGAATTGACACCCCATTTGAGAAGTCTGTGGTGTCTAGCGCCATCAACGTAGCGGTATTAACTGTAGTTGTCTGGCTTGTAAAATCTGAAAAAGCCCCGTACGGAAACGCTAAATACCTACCCCCCGCGTTGCCTGTAATCTCTGTAAGCGCATTCTGTAATTGGTTAAAGTACAGACGTAGAATGTTTGTAAACTGATCCTGATACCGGCGCTCGTACGTATCCGTACCCAAGGGCAAGTTGGGCGGTGCAGGGTTAACAATCCTGTTTTGTGTTGTCATCAGGGTTTACCCTAGCGTCTGCCGTCAGGACGAATGTCAATTCGTGGTGCGCCCAACTGCCAGCAGGTGTTAACTTGGTTTGAGCTAATCTTGAAGATCATCTGGCGACCGCGCAAACGTGTAAATATCATGCCCGTGAACTCTTCGGTAATGTTGTACGCAGACGATTTACGCACTGGCTGCGCGGCATCGCTTGTAACCCCCGAGCCTGAGTTAGCCAAGCCGTAAAGTTCCATGGTCACAGTGGGCTGCACACCTGTCGGAGAAGTTGTGGCGCTCTCAAAAGTCAGATCAGGAAGGACGCGCCACACAAAACCAAAATTGTGTCCGTCGCCAATGTCAAACTCTGAGGAAGAAATGTAGGCATTGATTGCAGTAGCTGTGCCGGTCGTATTGTCATTCAAACCCGTTTCGTGGTTAATTAAGTTGCCTGTAAGCGTGGCTGTGGTGTAGTTTGCTGCAATAGGAACCGTCTGTAAGCCAGAGTCAAGCCATGCAGTTCGAGACATAGTGCCGTAGTACCAGATTTTTTCAAGGTAGTTATAGATAACGTACCTGTCGATGGCCGTGCTATTAGCTGAGCAGTAGAACCACCAGACCTCATTGAAGCCCTCATTGGTGCCAGAAAATACTTGCAAGTCCTGCTCTTGGTTAAGGTCACTGAATACAAAGCGGCGCAGGTCACAGTTAAGTGTTTGCACACGGCCATCGTAAGAGTAAAACTTGTCTACGCCCATCCAGTACACAATACCCGAAGCAATCACAGCCGCGTTAGGACTCATGATTGAGATGTTATCGCCTAGCAACTGCGGTGCCCAGACGTATGGGGGGCCAAGGTATTGGAGTGAATATATAGCCGAGTCCGTAAACACCACAATCTCTTGGCGAGTCTGAACAATTCCAACAATTTCTGAGCCGTGAGACACCCGCACAAAACCTGCTTGGTTAGTTGGGTCTGGCGTCCAGTTGTAAATATCGTCTTGCGCTGACCAGCGTATCAGCATGGGATCAAGCACGCTTGAGCCGTAGTCATTACAGCCAAAAGCAATTAGGAAGCGAGAAGCATCCGATACGGTCATGTTGTTCTGAACCGTGGGCACATCCACAATCGTAGACACAGTGCCCGTGCCAGAGGAAGAAGTGTTAACTTCGTTACCGGCAGTGTCAAGCAGGTTAAACGTCAGCCCGTTAACTTGGAAAACGTAATACGTAGTATCAGCAGTCACGCCTGTGGGTAAGGATCCACCAGAGAATTTAAGCGCAGCGCCTTCAGTATAAAGTATGGTGGAGGTCACCACAGTTGGCGAAGCGTTGGTAAAAGATACGGTGCCGCCCAAGGAGTTAAGCAGCACACCACGGGTGTTAACACCACTATTGGCTGTCCAGTAGTAGATACCGCCTGTGCGTGGGCCGTACACCAAATCTTGGCCGTAGTTAATTTGATTCCACAAACGAAGTGCAGACGTAGATGTAAGGCCGTAGCCCCATGTACCAATCGTGCCGCCAGCAGGGGGAGGACTACCCCAAGTACCGGCGCCCCAACCCACAAGAGGAACCGGAATTGCAGGGCCAACATTGACTTGATATGTAGCTACAACGGAAGCACCGCCACCGGGGGAACCCGCAATAGCTGTTGCATTGGGGGTTACTGAAATTACAATTGTGTAAGTATTAGCATCAAGCACCGTGACTTGAAACTGCTGGTTAAGCACCGCAGCCGTAACGTTTGTGCCACCACCGCCAATAGCCACAGCACCGCTAAATGTTACAAAATCACCCGTTACGCAGCCGTGGTTTGTGTCTGTTACTGTGACTGTAGTAGAAGCTGTTAACGCAAACGGGTTGTTATTGATTGTGCTGGATGCACGGATAGGCGTGATGTCATAGTAGACACCCCCTTGATTGATGTAGAACTTGAGGTTTGTGCCAACACCGATCAGGTTATCGCCGCCAAGCGTTACCCAATTCCACAGTGACCGGCATACGCCTTGGAACGTAGCAGGTGACAGTGGCTCCCAACCACCCAGCACTTCTGGATTGCCTTGACGGAAACGAATTTTGTCGGCCTCGTACCAACCACCCTCGGTGGTGTATCGCGTGTTTTCTTTATTCACGCCCGGCTTGAACAGAATTTTTTGCAGTGGCATATTGACCCGGCGTTAAAAGAGAGAATACATATTAGTCCAACAAAGCGCACTCGGCAGTGCGGCGTTTTAACAAGCCCGGCAATACCTTGCCGCCACCTTTAGTCCAGAGCATCAGTTGTTCTTTTGCGCCTTCCCAATCATTGGCATTGATTTTCCTCTTTAACGTGCTAGTTTGCAAGCGTCCAGTGCCTAAATTGTAGGCAAAGTCTACGATGGCATTGCACTTACGAACGTCAGCAATCAAACCCGGGCAGTTACGCAGAACACCGGGCAAATATGTATGCTCAAGCTCAATCATCAAAAGCGCCCGTGCTGTGGGTTCATCCATCGGTGGGTCTTCTAAAGTTACCTTGCGCTTGTCTGCGTAGTAGGTAGAACCATAGCCAATCGTGGCAATGCCAGCCGGACATAGGTACGGCTTGGCGCGGTAGCCCTCAAACTGACGGCACAGACTGGCGGCTATCTCTAGGTTCATTCTTGGTCAAGATGCTCTTGTTCGGCTTCTCTTGCCTCATCCTCAAGAATCTCTTCAAACCCACAATCACATGGGCCGTCTTCGTGAACTAAACAGTTGTTTGCGTGTGCCATTTAAATACCCCTTTGCTTTAAAGTACGATCAAGAAACCAATAGTTAATTGTCCCAGACAACAAAGCTGAGAAGTCAGGTGTCATCATGGTTTTAAACACTTCTACTGGGGGTGAGCCAGTCAGCCATGCGTTCCATGCAAACCAGATATGGATAAAGGAATAGATAAACAGCACCCAGTACGTGACCACTGGACGCACGGATGCAGACATACTAGCCACCCAACCACCCGCGGCTTTGACCATTTCAGTCTGTTGCTGGATAGCGTTGTTAAAGGCATCCATAACCCCTACGTCTATGGCCGCCTCCCGCTGTGCGCCAATCTCAGCCAACTTCTGCTGACCACGCAGTTGTTCCAATTCGCACTGACGGCTAAACATTAGAAGCTCATGGGCACGTTCATTCTTCTTATCAAAGAACTTCAGCACCTCGGGAGCCAGACGGAACACACCGCCAAAGATTGAGCCTAAAAGACCACCAGATAGTATTTCAAACATTACAGTCCAATCATTCCAAGTAGTTTCTTCACAATTTTATCTGCCAAATTATCAGGCAGGAAGCGCAATA